CTTAATAGCAGGTGTTGGTAGTACAACAAACAGTTTAGTTGATGCAGATATTACAGGAAATAACAACACTACTACACTAAAACAAAAAGGTAACAACAATGTTATGTTGTTTGATATTACAGGCGATTCTAATACGACAACTGTTGATCAAGGTAGTACATCAGGTGCAGATGATAATAGAGTTGAGTTTGATATTAATGGCGACACTAATACAACAAGTATAACACAAAATCATAACAACGGTATAGGAACTAATGGACACTTCTTTGCATTAGATTTAGATGGTGACAACAACAATGTTTTAGCAAGTCAACTCAATGACGGAGATAAAAAAGCATTCCTAAGTGTACAAGGTGATGATAACGACATTGATCTAATACAACAAGGTGCAGGTTCGCACTATGCAGAAATTGCTGTTGGCAGTGATCAAACTGTTGACATTACACAAGACGGCAGTGGACAACATAACACTTCAGTGTCTATGTCAGGGTTTAGTGCAACACTTGACCTTGATCAATCTGGTTCAACAAATCAAACATATTCAATAAACCAATCTTGTATAAATGCAAATGGTTGTGGTACAACTACTGTAACACAACAATAATAAATACGTTATGAACAAGAGTAGGTGGCAACGTTTTAAAGAATGGTGGACCATTGATCATGTAGTTGATCTTTGTGTTGATGCATTGCTTTTAATATGGGAAGTAGTTTCAAGTCCTATTCTTATTGTTGTTAGAATTATTAGACACTTTATAGGTGATTGGTTTGTTGGCGGACTTAAACGTATTGCCCGAGCAATAGTTCATTGGTTTGCACGTAAGAGAGCATACCGCAAAGAACACGGACACGGAATATTTAGAACCTATTGGTACCTAATACTAACAAGTCCTTTTATAGCATTTTTCCTTTTTATTTTTCTTGCAATGATAACAGGTATTGCACAAGACCTTCCTGAAATGTTAGAACTGCTAATACGTGGTTGTGATTCTTTACAGCCTGCCGCAGAACAATATTGGTGCAATATTAACTAAATATATTTGTTACAAGAGAAGGGCGAGGGTAATTGATTGATCCAATATCAGCGGTCATGGCCGCAACATCAGCCTTCAGCACAGTCAAGAAGTTTGTAAGTGCTGGACAAGAGTTTGAACAAGTAGCAGGCCAACTTGGCAAATGGTACACAGCAGTCAGTGACTTCCGCCACGCACAACAAGAACAAAAGAAACCACCCTTATTCAAAAAATTATTTGCCGCAGGTAGTGTAGAAGAAGAAGCACTACAACTCCTAATACACGAAAAGAAAATCATGGAGCAAGAAAAAGAACTTGCGGTGTTGCTGAACCTACGTTTCGGATACGGGACAATGGAAGAACTCAAAGAGATGCGTCGAAAGATTAGAACCCAGCGTGAACGCACCATATACAGACAAGCACAACGAAAGAAAGCATTCATTGAAGCAGTGTCAATTGCCGTATTGTTAGGTGTACTTGTTGTTGCTGTAGGTATTATGTTTTGGTTTATAGGAAAGGCGAAAGGTTTATTTTAATTGAGATATGTTTATGAGAACTATGTTTTTGTAAATGATAACAACAAAGGTATACTTTACAAAGACAACACATTGGTGTTCATGGGAAATGCCTGGACTGGCATAAACATATTCTTAAATTCTACAAACCATGCTCAAGAAGTTCGAGACATGTTTAAATCACAATTAGATCAACGAGAGCAAATTAGATTCAAAGCAGAATCTAAAAAACCCAAAGACCCTGATCCTATACAACGACCAGAGCCAAAGAAAGATCCAGTGTTAAGGCGTTCAAGGAATGACCGGAGACTTGTTAGGTGATACACGCATTTATGTTAGTAGTATTGATTGGTGGAGACTTACAACCAGCACCTATGTATTTTAGAAGTATTGATGTTTGTCAATACTATGCTAAACGCATACCAAGACAGTATGGAAACTATTCACACAGTAGTTTAGTACCTTCTGAACACAGAGTTACAGCATATTGTAAGCCTGTAAAAGTCCAGGACGGACCTAACATATACGATCATTAAGATGGTAAATACAAAACAAAGGAGTTGTTATGGAAAAAGTAATTAATATCAAAGAAAATGCTCGTGTAGAAGACGAGGATTATGTAAAGTCAAAAGAAGAACGCAAAGCAGTTGAGGCTAATAAGGCTCCAGCAGTTGAAAAAGGCGTTGACCCTTCAATTGAATATACAGATGAAAATAGAGAAGAAGTAAATGATTCTGATCTAGAAAAACCTGTTCACGCAGTTGCTACAAGTAAAAATAGAAAATAATAGGTTGTGATATGCAGGCTTTGGTCTATAGTCTGCAACAACCAAAATTCCCTATCACTTTCAATAATATTATATTTCTTCTTAATATAAGTTTTAGAAAAATCTATATTCCAGTGTGCAATATGATCTATTATTCCTAGCATTAGTGCAATCTGAAAATCTACAAAAAAAGCACTTATTACAAATGTTAATAATGAATGATGTAGATAATGTATTTGTGCTCGTGGATTAAAATAGAATTGCTTAACCGATCCTGTTACAAAATATCTTTGTAATGCTAAGTCGGCTATTGTGTGTTTGATACAGTACCAGAAGAAAAGTTCCATCAACAGTAATTACCCTCGCTCGTTGGGGACATTGTTATTTACTGGTTTTGGAAAAATAATAAACACGTAGTTTAAAAAAGTGGTTGACCTTTGAGTAGAGTTGTGTTACTATATAAACATAGTTAGGAATTAGACAAGAGGAGTATTCCATGGCTTACTGGACTCACACTAAAAATCCAATCGGCGCATTTACGGAAAAAGATGTAGGAAACATCTTTGAGTATTCTGTGAATGACGATCAGTTTAATATCGACATGCCCCACAAAATATGGGTAGGCGGATTAGTGAATGACTCCGGTTTTAGATATGGCCAAGTTAAAAAAACTGTGGCGTATATCGTTACCGACGAAGACGATTATGGATTGCCAGTTGTTCAAAAATGGCAAATTAAAAATCAGCGGGAGTATAGTTAATATCTTACTGCCCGTAGAACAACTGGATAGTTCATCAGTCTTCTAAACTGAGGGTTGCAGGTTCGAATCCTGCCGGGCAGGCCAATTCGTAGCACAGAAGTGCTACATTTAAGGAAAGATCTGGGGATCCGTGAGCGTTGTTTGTATGGGACTCCGTGTTCATAATGAGCCAGATCATCAAGTAGGCGGGTTGGGGGCTGTACTTGGAATAATTAAAAGTTGACAAATGACTAAATATACGTATATAATTAATTGTTATGCCTAAATATGATAATTGGAATAGTTCTGACGCAGTAGATAGATCGTTACTTGATAACGACATATACTACCTAAGCGGAGAAATTACTAACGAAAACGTTGGTGAATGTATCAAATGGATTCTTAGTGCAAATTTAGTTAAGAAACCAAAGAGAACCTTAGAACTTTATATTAACACAACCGGCGGAGATCTATATGAGATGTTTGCTTTAATTGATGTAATGAAAAACAGTTATCACAATATAAGCACAGTAGGTGTTGGTGCTGTTATGAGTGCCGGATTTATGATTTTTGCAAGTGGTACAAAAGGATATCGTTGGATTGGTAAGAACACAGGTATTATGAATCATCAACATTCAGACACAATGGAATCTAAAATGCATGACATGAAAGCACAGATGAAAGAAAATAATAATTGCGAACAAAGATGTATGCAAATTCTTAAAGATGCAACTGGAATGAGTGTCCAGGAAGTTAACAGTAAATTTATTAAAAATCCTAGTGATCAATATTACACAGCCAAACAATTGGTTGACCTAGGTATAGCAGACGATATATTATAGAGGTAACATGAAAAAATTTAAAGACAATGTAGACGACTTTTTTAAATGGGTCAAAGGCACAGAACTTGTAGAACTAGACGACATTGATGTAGCAGAAGATCCGGTAAGGCCTGAACTAACACTAGGATTTAGAATCACGCATGGACGTAAGATTTTTGGGCTAAAGTACGAAAACGAAATTGAAGCAATCGTTTGTACGGCGGCCTGTCCTGAAGTTCCATTTACTGTAAGAGAAATGGATTACATGTCACAGGCGGCAAATCAGGGTGCTGAAAGAGGTCAAATTCTTGTTGCATACACAGTATGGTCACGTAAGCGTGGTGCAGGTAAAGAAATTATTAAAAAGTTAGGCGAATATGCAGATACTCAAAACTTTGAGAGACTAGTTACATTATCACCATTAACACCTATGGCTACCCACTTTCATATCAAGAATGGAGCCAAGCAAGTAAACATTAACGACGAAACTCAAAATTTCGAATATAAGTTAAATTAAATACATTGATAGGAGAAAAAAATGCCAGTTAGATCATTTGCATGTGAAGAATGCGAGATGGAATGGGATCAACTCGTTGGTATAAATGAGACCATTGATGTTTGTCCGAACTGTGGTTCTAGTAAAGTAGAAAAACAAATCACAGGAGCACCTGTTCTTAGAAAGGGTGAAGAATCTTGGAATGCAAGAAAAGGTAAATGGGAAACTTCTAAAGCAGTAACTGATAGACATTCTACACAGATGGATGTCGGGTATAGACCAATTGAAGAATCTAGAGTAAAAGAATTTGATAATGTTTATCCAACTGCCGTATATGGTGAATATGAAGATAGAGTAAGTGTATTACAAAAAGTTGATTACGATCCTAAAGAAATTAAAGATAAAACAAAAGAGTGGGAAAAGAAAATGGAAGGAAAGGGAGCGACTGTTGGTGTTATTAAACCTAAGTCAAAATAACTGCCATGTATCTTTCAGAAATCCAACAACCGATTAGTCGAGAAGAAATTGAAATTGCACTAGAACCATTTCTTATATTTTTAAGTAGTGGTGATCAACCTCTTAAAAGAAAACACATTGCTAAAAAATTAGAACAAACACTAAAACAATTTGGTGTTGATACTGTAAAAGTTATCGCAAGTAAAAATGTAGATAGTGGCGACATGAATATGAACGCCGCATATGACCCGTATGATGACGAAGATGGGTTTGATCCTTTTACTATTGATTTAATTTTTAGTGAACAAGATACAGAACTAGAGTTTACTAAAGAAGGAATAGTAAACATTAAAGATAGAATAATTGATGCATTAGAACATGAAATGATTCATATGCGTCAATATAGATCAAGAAGGTTTGTTCGTCAACGTGAGTATAAGACAAAAGATAAAGAACCTGATGTTAAACGTGCTAAGGAATATCTTGGCAACGATGACGAGATTGAAGCATTTGCAAAAAATATTTCAACAGAACTTTTAAGAAAAAGAAATAAAGAAGATGCAATGAATCTTTTACGTAGTGTAAAAGACACTGCCGGTTTAAAAGACGAACTAGGTTATCTTCTTTCACCTAACCTGTTAGGTTACCTTGCAGTGTGGGGATTTAATACATCACATCCTGTGATAAAAAAAATGTTAAAAAAAGTATACAATAACATAGAAAACAGTTGACAAAGTTACCATTCGGTAGTATTATAAGGTATAGTTAGAAACACAGCGGGCGTGGTGGAATAGGTAGACACACAAGACTTAAAATCTTGAGACCACAGGTCGTGCGAGTTCGAGTCTCGCCGCCCGCACCAAAAGAGGAATGAGTATAAACATGGTTAAGCCTGTAACCTCTATAAAATTAAGACACAGGTAGGAAACGGTGGCCGCCTTCATAGAAAGGGCCACGCCTAAGCCGGGATGGTGTAGTGGCAACATGATGGTCTCCAAAACCACAGACTGAGGTTCGATTCCTTGTTCCGGTGCCAATTAATAGGATTATATATGTGGGAAATATGGTGCAAAGCAATAGGAGAAAAAGCATATGAAGATAACAATCGCTCTGACAGAGTTGCAATTATACGCAGTTGCTGGGTGTTGCTACACATTCTTACTTGCCTTGCTATTATCTTAAATGCAATAGCAAATCACGGCTGGGGATTATTAGGCCTATAACAAGGAGATAAAGATGAAAAGCACAAAAAGTGAAGCAGACCAAAAAGCAATTGATGAATGGTTAGCAAAAGGAAATAAGATTACTGTCTATCCTAAGTTTCAACGTACTGCTAATACTGATGTAAAATATGCGTGGGGACGAAAGAAGAAGAAGAAAGAAGAAAAGAAATAATATAGTAGGCCTGTAGTTCAGTGGTTAGAACCAACCGCTCATAACGGTTTTGTCGTCGGTTCGAATCCGGCCGGGCCTACCAACTTACTTGAAAGGTAAAGATATTGGGAAGAGTTTTTATTGAAGAAGCAATGCAAAGAACAGGCATTAATAGAACGGATCTAGTCGGAGTGCTTACATACTTAATTAGAACTAAACAAGCAACCAGCCAAGGCGATGCAATAAACAAACTTGAATCAGGAGAGTTTGACGGTGTTAACTTAAAAGAAAAATTAATTGAATACTATCAAGTTAAACTATCTGATTTAGAAGATAATGAAGAAGAGGTTGACAAAACTTAAATTGATGCTATTATATATTAATAATAGAGGAGTAGAAAATGTCAACATTAAACGAACAAGCAGAGACCCTAGCACGTATGTCAACAGATGAACGTGATAATTTTGTAGAAAGCATTGTAACTAGATATCCTAATCTAGCAGACGAACTAATGAGTTCGATCGGATATGCACTACTAGAACAAGACATAGGAGAAGACAATGAAATTTAATGAAATAAAATTTAAAGAAACTGATATTCCTAACGGCATTCAAGCAATGTTGAACTTTGGTGTTTATGACCTGAGTATAGTACAGAGTGACTTCTCTTATGGTGGTAAGCAAGGTCTATATGAGATCGCAGTGTTTGAAGGCAATGATCAAAAAGAATTAGCGGGTATTACTGAAAAAGGTGATACAGTTAAAGGCTTCTTAACTGAAGGCGAAGTAGAAGCAATTATTAAAAAAATGCATCTAGTGACTGGTACGGATCCAGCAAATGGGTGAGTATCCTAAAAAAACTGGTCCAAACAGTTGGATAGTACAAGTTCGCGAGAACGGTAAAACGAAAGAACTTTACCTAGAATTTCCTGAAGGTTGTATTGATCAAGTTGGTTGGGACATCGGAGACACGCTTATGTGGGAAGAATTAAGCAACGGTGATTGGTCATTAACAAAGAAGGTTGAATAAATATCTATATGAAACTAGTATTTAAAACACCATCAGGCCCTGTCGAAGCACAAGGTGAATTTACAAAAAGATACAAGGTTGTATCTAATAATTCTACTAGTGCATCAGACATTACACAGTTCTGGACTTGGTTGAAATACGAGTTACCACACTTAGATCAAAATAAAACCCAACGTGTGTTTGGAGCATCTTTGTTAGATTTTAACAAGATAAATGCACAATGGAAAGATAAATTCACTTTTGAGTCATAAACCACATTCGAACCGGTTGCTTTTCTTCACAAAGATATATATAATTTGTAAAGTATATTCAATGGAGATTATTAATGGCATTACCAAAAGGCCCTAGAAAAAAGAAACCTATAGTTAGACGCACCAAAGGTAACGAACCATCGTACGATGGTGTTGAACAACTAACTGGTAAAGCATACGGTAGTTTTAGATCGGCATGCCAGGACCATTATCGTATGGAATTTAAAACTTCAGATTACAAACAATGGACTATAGATTATCTAGAGAATATTGAATACGGAAAATACAAAGACGTTATTAGTATTGTAAAAAAGAATCCAGATAATAATTTTAGTTCGACACTTGGCGGTCTTTGTAGAATGCGTTTAAAGGGTGTTGCTGATTACAACGAAGAGTATGATACCTATTGGCAGTCATTGCCTGGTACTAGTGGTTTTGTAAAACCAATGAGTGCGTTTATTCAACGACAGATAGAAGAATTAAAAGAAAAAGGCAATGCCATTGTTGAAATTAAGCAACAAGAAAAAAAGAAAGAAGAAGAAAAGCCAAAAAAATATATTCCAACTATACAAGAAAGAATACAAATGGCAATCCCAGCAATGACTGATCAATTTGAAGATGCTATTGACGAGTTTGCAATGCAAAGCAGATTAGACTTTAAAGATATTAAACCTTTAACAATATTCCGTCAGCGTGATGTTAAACAACCACATGCAAAGATTATTGCAGAAATATACGAACCTGCACTAGCAGAAATGCGAGAACTGTTAAATCCGCCTGTATTAAAAACAGAACATGATAAAGATTTTCATCAACAATTAAAAGATGGTTATTCACATTACGATAAAAAACAAATTAAAAAGTTATATGAATTTTATTCTTCAATAATTACTGCCTGTGATGGTATCATTGCAGAACGTAAGGCTAGCCGTAAACCACGTAAATTGAGTGTTAAGGCCCCAGAAAAAGTAGTAGCCAAATTGAAATATAAAGTTAGTGACGCAACATATGGAGCAAGTATCGAACCACATAAATTCATTATGGCAAATATGTTGGTAATTTTTAATTGCAAAAATAGGAAATTGGGCGTATACTATACTAATAATGAAGATCCATTGGGCCAAAAAAGAGACGGTACTGGTCTTTATTTGAAAGGACAAACTATCCAACGATTTGATGAAAAGACATCGGTATGGAAAGTGTTACGTAAACCACAAATACAACTTGAGGAAATGCGTAATTTAAATACAAGACGTAAATTTGAAAACTGGTGGAGTACTGTTAAAACTACTGAGACTAAGATGAATGGCAGAATTAACCCAGAAACAATATTGATAGGAGTATATTGATGAGTAACCTAGTACCTATGGTGGTTGAAAAATCACATGACGGAGAAAGAGCCTATGACATTTTTAGTCGTTTGCTTAAAGATCGTATCGTTTTTTTAAACGGTCCGGTGCATGACGGTGTAGCACATAGTTTAACTGCACAACTAATTTTATTAGAATCAGATAGTGGAACAAAACCGATCCACTTTTATATTAATTCACCGGGTGGTGTAGTAAGCAGTGGTATGGCAATTTATGATACAATGCAATATATCAAGTCTCCTGTTTATACATATGTTATGGGTCAAGCGGCATCAATGGGATCTTTACTTGCTCAGGCAGGTGATCCAGGACACAGGTATATGTTGCCACATGCAAGACACATGATTCACCAACCAAGCGGTGGTGCTAGTGGTCAAGCAACTGATATTCAAATTCATGCAGAAGAAATTATCAAACTTAAAAAAGAATTAACAGAAATATATGTTAAGCATAATTCAAAAGAAAAAACATTTGATGATTTAAGTAATGATATGGAACGTGATAAGTTTATGACTGCCTCAGAAGCACTTGAATACGGACTTATTGATGAAATCTTTGAAAGGAGAGACTGATGAAAGACGGACCTATGTTTGAACATATCAACAGAAGCACAGAAGGTATGATCAAAGCAGAATATATTACATACACTGTGAAGGACGGACAACTTATAAAGGAAACTTCTATTAGACAGTTTCAAAAAAGTGGAGACTATCATGATAGTTTTCTAAGTGATCCATTGGTAGAGGTAAAATAATGGAACCAGTAGATCCTAGCAAGAAACATTTTTATATTAGTTTAGTAAAGAGTGCGTTACGTATCCTAGGATGTGTAGCAGTTTTGTTAGGTGGAGGTATTATATACCTAGCAAGTGCATTTTTACTTGCTGAACTGTTGGGTATTGCAGAGGAATTGTAATGCCTGTAGCAACCTTTGATAAACCAATCGACAATATTAGGGTCTCGCAATTAGATATTAAGAAGGGAGAGTTTCCTGGTGACTGGGTCAAGGGCGGTCCTATACAAGATTTCAGCAGTATTGGTATCGACGATCGTGCTAGTAAGATATCGTTAACTGTTATCGACGATACTGTTATTGTTGATACTGTGAAAACAAAAACATTACTAGGCGATATTGATTTTACAGGTAATGTAAATTTTAAAAAAAATGTATTTGTTGCTGGCAAACTCGAAGTTGACGAATTAATTACAAAGCAGTTAATGGCGGACGAACATACCGAAAGACAGTATGTTGAATTTAGCCACAAGAATAAACGCAAAACAAGTGTCGGAACAGGATTTATTTGGACACATCCTAAGCAATACACAAAGCAATTTGTATATCTAAATAAACCTGACAGATTTTACAGCACAGAACCATTAGAATTACATAAAGATAAGTCATATATGATAGGACAACAAGATGTATTATCACAAAGTACACTTGGTGCTAGTGTAGTTAAAAGTAGTTTACAACAGGTAGGACAACTTAAAAATCTTAAAGTAAGTGGACGAGTTGAAATTGGGGAATACATATTTTATGATCCTAATTTAGATAGAATAGGGTTTGGTACAGACAAGCCTGCAGGCGATCTTGCTATTCTTAATTTTGAATATGATACAAATTTTGTTATTGATGCTGATGAAGGACTTATTAAACTAGGTGCTTATAATAATAAAAGTGTTGGGTTAATTACAGATGACCAAGTACGATTAACTATTGATCCCAAAGGTAACTTAACCGTAGGACAAGAAGGTAACAATGATGCTGTTCATCACATTTACGGAAAAGTAGGAATTGGCATTAAAAACCCGCAACATAGTATGGATGTTGTTGGAAATATAAAGTTTCAAAACAGGGTGTTTACTGTTGCTGATCGCCCACCTTTAAAAGGTAGATGGAATAAAGGCGACACTGTGTGGAACAAAAATCCTAAAGAAGATGCACCAGTTGGATGGATTTGTACTGTTGGTGGAAACCCAGGACAATGGAACAGTTTCGGTTTTATCGGCAAACCTAACAATTAACCATATACCTAATTTCTTAAATCAAAACAATAAATATTGGTATGAAGAACATTATTTTTTTAAAGAAAGAGATTCCTAATCGCATCAGGAAACAAGTAGAATATTGGAACCTGTTTGCGAAGTTAGCACCAATAGCATTTGTTGTTGGAGGGTTCTTTTTCTATGAGTTTAACTTTTGCTCGTTACAAACACTATTGTTTGTAGGCGCCGGGATGTTTACTGTCACGGCAGTTATTTGGTGGTTCTGGACTGTTAATACTATTGGGTTTGTATCAGACAGAGTACATAAAGCAGAAGAAGGAATTCAAGATGTTCTATCAGATCTTAAAATAATAAAAGAACTTTTTCGAGAAATTAAAGACAACAATAACAAGAAGTAAATAACACTATGAGTGCTTATGTTACAGTTATTGGAAACGGTGAAAGCCGTAAGGGATTTGACTTATATACCTTAGAATGGTTAGGTGAAACTGTTGGAACAAATGCAGTACACAGAGATTTTATTCCTGATAACCTTGTTTGCTGTGATCGACGTATGGTTAGCGAAGCCGTAAATAACGATTATAAAAATCCGTTATACACTAGGAAAGATTGGCGTAAGAATTTTAGTTTTTGGCAGAATGTTAGAGAACTGCCAGCCTTACCATATAACGGAGATAAAAGAATTGACGACCCGTTCCAATGGGGAAGTGGAGGACATGCACTCAATCTAGCATGTACTTTCAATCCTAACTTTGTAGTAATGATTGGTTTTGATTTGTATAGTTCGGATAAACTGTTTAATAATATATATAAAGATACAGAAAATTATAACACAAAAACCAAACATGCAACTGATCCTTCATATTGGATATATCAAACTGCTAAACTATTCGAGTTATATCCTAATATAAAGTTTCTTCAAATACAACCAGATGACTGGGAACCACCAGAAGAATGGGATCAATACGATAACTTTTTTATCGATAATTACGAAAACTTTAAAATATTGGTTGACAAACACAAATAAATCTACTATAATATGTGTATGTTAAAAATATTTTGTAGTAACATAAGACTGCATATATACAATACAGGACTTGGCGTCAACCCTTCTAACTCTGCCGCTGTTATTATAGGAGAATAATATGGCTTATTACAGCACAAAAACATACGGACACAACATTGGACTTTCAGCAGTGTTTAGACAACCAAATGCAGATCATTCACACTGTCATCTGCTTCACGGATATAGTTTGCAATTTAAATTTACATTTGGATGTGCAGATCTTGACAATAAAAACTGGGCAGTAGACTTTGGCGGATTGAAACAAGTCAAAGCATGGCTTGAAGATAACTTCGACCATAAGACTTGTGTAGATATTAACGACCCGCACAAACAAGACTTTTATGATTTGCAAGACAAAGACTTGTGTGAAGTACGAGAGTTTGATGGTGTAGGTGCAGAGAAGTTTGCCTACCATGCATACAATTTTGCAAACAATCTTATTGAGAAAACGAGCAACGGACGTTGCTGGGTTGAATCTGTCGAGTGTGCAGAACACGGTGCCAATAGTGCAATCTATACACCCTTTGAATCTCAGAAGATGAGATTCGATGGCTAAGGTTGATAAATCTAAATATTCCAAAGCAGAATGGAAACGGATTCGCCAAGAGCGTAGAAATTTAAAAGCACAAGATAGCCATGATAAGGTTGTTGGAGCATTACGTCGACAACAAATACCAGAAATAGCACCAGTATTTGAAAAAGGTTATCCCGACTATGAAGCAGTTAATAAAGATGAAGTCAGTAATTATGTTTTATGTCTAAAACATGGAACAAAATATAGTGCAGAATACGTGAACACTTTATATAATATGGTTAAAAGAAACTTAGGTGTTCCTTTTAAAATGGCATGTTTAACAGATAATCCTAAAGGTATCAATGAAGATATAGAATGTATTAATATACCTCATAATTTATCTGGTTGGTGGTGCAAACCTTATATGTATAGTTCTAGTTTACCACTACCAAACGACTGTACAATTTTGTATATGGATTTAGATGTAGTAATTTCAGGACCATTAGATAAACTGTTTACATATCAACCCGGAGAATGGTGCGTTATTAGAGATTTTACTCGTGCTATGCAACCTCAATGGCAAAAATATAATAGTTCAGTAATAAGATTTAGAAAAGGTCAGTTAAATGATGTATGGGCAAGATTCATTGCAGATCCACAAAAAGTAATAGGCAGTCATTTCGGAGATCAAGATTGGTTATGGACAGCGGCACAAGGAACTGCAAAACTTTGGCCTGACGAATGGATTAGAAGTTATAAATGGGAAGTAAGAAAAGATAGACATTTATCAGCAGGTGTGAAAGGTGAAAGAAAATTTACTAAACAAGAAAATCCTAAACCCGACGAGCAGTGTAGTATAGCAGTATTTCATGGAGATCCTAATCCACACAACTGTGACGATCCTTGGGTAGTGGAGAACTGGAAGTAATATGGATCATAAATTACATAACGTTTTTCCAACTCTTGTAATGGAGTTTAATCTAAATGCAGATGTAGATACAAAGTTATTACAAGGTGTTTTACAAAAAGAACAAACCAAACCTCATCCATTACTTTCAAAGAATGCTGAAAGTTCTTATTTTTCAGGCAATCATAATATACTTGACATTGACCATCCGTTAGTTATTAAGTTAAAAGAGACATTTCAAAACTGTATTGATCAATATATTCAAACTGCTGGACTAACACAATGCAATATATCAAATAGTTGGTTAAGTATTATGGATACAAACAGCAAACTTGTTCCTCACAGACATGAAAACAGTGTGTTAAGTGGAGCATATTATCCAAAAGTTCCGAAGAACAGTACCGGATTAAAGTTTTTCAATCCAACTAAAATATATAAGATGTGCGAAACACATCAAGAAACAACTATGTATAATGCTGATAATGGAGAGTTTCCGGCACAAGAAGGAGTTCTATACATATTTCCTAGTTGGTTAGAACATGGTAGTGAAACTAACCAAACCGATAATCGTATGGTGATAAGTTTCAATACATTAAATATGAATGGAGTACAAACATGAGCATAGAAGAATCATATATTAGAGAATATCCAGGCGCATTTTCAAAAGAATATTGCGATAAAGTTATTGATCGTTTTGAAACGATGAATAAAAATCATCAAACATCAAACTATGACGGTAGTGTTAAATTTAATGCCGACACTCGTGTAGTTTATGATTGGGCACCACACCATAATATGTTTTATCATGATCCTGCACTTTGTGAAGAATTTTATAAAACTGTAAATGAATATTATGGTAAAAAATATGTTAGCGAATTTACTGTTCTTAAAGACAGCATGATTAAACACACACCCAAAGGCATGAGTGTTCAACGTAATGGTCCAAAAGAAGCATACCATATCTGGCATATTGAAAACAATGACAGGGCAAGTAGAGATCGTGTTGCTGTTTACATGCTATATCTTAACACTGTAAAAGAAGGTGGCGAAACAGAGTTTCTTTATCAAGGAATAAAGACTAAACCTGTTGCTGGTAAACTAGTGTTCTTTCCTGCTACATGGCAACATCCACACAGGGGCAATCCAATATATGATGGATACAAATACATTATTACAGGGTGGTTTACATACGACGAATAATCTAGTGTCTAGTAGATTTATTTTCGACGTCGATGGAACGTTAACACCTAGCAGACAACCGATGGACGCTGAGTTCCAGAAATGGTTTGCAAACTTTCAAGAACATAATTATGTCTATCTCATTACGGGTAGTGATAGAGATAAAACATTAGAACAAGTTGGTTCGATAGTATATAATTTTTCTGTCAAGGTATATAACTGTTCAGGTTGTGATGTATGGGAGCAAGATAAAAATGTTTATACTAGTAGTTGGGCATTGCCTCAAGATGCTCGCAATTGGTTGAATATTGAACTAGACAAAAGTAAATTTGTTCTACGCACAGGTAATCATATTGAGGAACGTCCTGGCATGGTTAACTTTAGTATTGTAGGGCGTAATGCTACAATAGGTGAACGTAAGTTATATGTTCAATGGGATGAAAACAACCTAGAACGCAAACACATTGCGGCACAGTTTAACTTTCGCTTTCCAAAATTACAAGCAGTAATTGGTGGAGAAACAGGCCTAGATATTTTTCCTAAAGGAAGCGACAAAAGCCAAATTATAAGAGATTTTAATCCACATGACATTTTACATTTTTTTGGTGATGCTACATTTAAAGGAGGAAATGATTTTCCTTTGAAAAAAGTAATCATTGACAACGATCTCGGTTACTGTTATAATGTAAAAGACTACAAAGAAACTTGGAAAATATTAAGAGAACAATTTGAATGGATGATCTAAAATTTATGACAGCAGGTAATTTTATTACAGGTCAACAAGACATACATCGTATAGGCTTTGCATGTAAGTACATGCATCCAGACCAAACACAGAAGAAAAAACTACTAGAAGAAATTCAACGACCACTAAATACTCGTAGCACAACAGTACAGTGGCTTAATAGGCAAACACGTGAAGTTGCTGAACAACGTTTGTGGGATATCATGGTTCACAATATACAATCGTATATGAACCTTATTACCTATGTAGGAGGATTACCAAATGAACTGCGTATGGTTAGACTGGGTAGTGATGTGCTACCGGTATACACACAAGCAGATTGGTCTTACTTTTGGCAGAAGCCAGATGTACGTGCCTACTGCGAGAAAAACTTTGCCAATGTCGGCAAACAAGCAAGAGCCCTCGATGTCCGACTATCGATGCACCCAGGCCAATTTACTGTACTTGCGAGCGACAACCCCGAAATTGTAGATAGGAGCGTAGAAGAATTTGAATATCACACCGATGTCATCAGGTGGATGGGCTATGGACGCTCATTCCAAGACTTTAAATGCAACGTCCATATATCAGGCAGGCAAGGTCCAGCCGGTATCAAACACGCAGTTAACACAAGATTATCTCAAGAAGCGAGAAACTGCATCACGATCGAGAACGACGAAAACAAATGGGGCATCATGGACAGTCTTGAATTGGTCGACACCTGTGCCCTCGTACTTGACATACACCATCACTGGTGCCGTGAAGGTGAATACATTTTGCCAGCCGACGATAGATTTTCTCGCGTAATTGATTCATGGCGTGGTGTACGTCCTGTTATACACTATTCATACAGTAGAGATGAAGCATTACCTGAAGGCTTTGCACACGACACAATGCCCGACATGCCTGTACTATTAGAATCAGGCTTTAAAAAAGGCAAACTAAGAGCCCATAGTGATTACTATCCTAACAATGCAGTTAACGACTATGCACTTTCGTTCTTAGAACACGCTGATATTATGTGTGAGAGCAAGGCAAAGAATTTGGCTAGTATCGGTTTGCATAAATATTATTATGAAAATTACGGAACTAACCAACACAAGTTGTCCAAGAACCAAAGCCAAGCAGTGCCAGTGTGAAAGTGTTAACGCACTAACCGAATCACAAGATACTGTATTTGCTGTTGTTTCAGAACTTATCCATTCAGATAAAGTTAAAGGACAAATACTTTTCATGCAACAAGCAGATGGACCTACTTTAATTAAAGGTCGTGTTACAGGTCTTGAACCTGGCAAACACGGATTTCATGTTCATCAATTTGGTGATCTGTCAGATGGTTGTGATTCTGCCGGCCCTCATTTTGATCCTGATGGTGTTGACCATGGTGATCTTGATAAAGGACATGTCGGTGATTTAGGAAATATCACAGCGAACACTTCCGGCATAGCCGATTTCACTATAGTTGCAAAAAGAGTGGATCTTGTAGGAGATCGTAGCATTGTTGGTCGTGCTATTGTTATTCATGCCGACGAAGATGACTTAGGTAAAGGCGGCGATGAAGAATCACTTAAAACAGGAAATGCAGGAGAAAGAGTAGCCTGCGGAATAATTACACTTAAAGATAAATCAGGAGAATAAATCATGTTAAATTGGTTGAAAAAAGTTTTCTTGCCGGCTGTTGAGGATATCGATGCGTTGGTATTAGAAAAGCAGGTGATTGAAAAGAAAGCAGAACTAACAAAAATGACTAAAGTACAACTTGAAAAATTAGGTCGTGCTTATGATGTTGAATTAGACCGTAGATTAACTAAAGCAAAACTAGTTGATCAATTATGGAAAGTAGTAAAACCTAAAAAATAAGGAGAACACAATGGTAGATAAATTTAAAGGCTGGGTAGAAAAACGTTTTAAAGAACGTACATCTTGGGACGGAGCAATGCTTGTCCTACTAGGAGTTTTAGTATTAATTGCTAAACCAATTGCAGGCTTACTTGCATATGCGGCTATCGCATATGGTGCTTGGACTATTTGGAAATCAGAATAATTAATTTTTTCCAATTGGTTTGTCTGTGCTTACAGCCAAATCCCAAACTAATCGTTTCTCAACGCCACGCTTTTGAGCAAAGCGTTTAGGATCACATTGAGGGCAAACGTGGAAATAGTTGTTACTTAAACGTCTAGGATCCACTTTGCCTTTCTCTCTATTAAACTCTTGTTCACAACTGTCGCACTTAAATACAACTACTGTACGTTTTCGAGTATATGGATGAAATTTGCCTGTACGACTCTTACGCACATATGATTTTGTAACAATATCTTCTCTTACAAACATATTGTTATTTACACTTTACATTCGGTTTATAAAAAGAAAGGCTAAATATTGTCATGAGCATAGTAAGTTTAACAGAAAATGCAAGAGAACGCATGGAAGTAATGCTTAAAGAGCATGAAAAAAATGTTGTTAGACTAGCATTAAAAGGCGGTGGATGTGCTGGTTTTAGTTATGAATGGACTTTAGATGATGAAGTACAAAACGACGACGAAGCAATTGAACTTGAAACTGGCAAATTTGCTATAGATGCAACGAGTATAATGTACTTGTTAGGAAGTACAATTGATTACAAAAAGGAAGTATTTGGATCATATTTTGCAATAAACAACCCTAAATCAACATCGAGTTGTGGATGCGGAGAATCAGTAGGATTTTAAAAAATGGCACGTAAAACAATTAACATTGGTACAACAGGTAACGACGCTACCGGCGATAGTATTAGAGAAGGCTTTAATAAAGTCAATCAGAACTTTACTGAAATCTATGCATCATTAGGACTTGGCGGCGGATTAACATTTACATCTTTAGACGACACTCCACCAACACTCACTGCTAACACAGTATTAACAACTAACACAGCAGGTGATGCTGTTAGTGCAAGAGTAATTGAAGGTGAAGGTATTGCAGTTGATTTTACATCTGATCCTACTAAACTTAAATTACGAACAACTGGTACAGAAATTAGATTAGATACAACTCCAGAACTTGGTGGTGACTTAAATGCACAAACGTTTTTAATTGAAAACTTAGGTACTCCAGTTAAAGATCAAGATGCTGTTACTAAAAAATATGCAGATGACAAGTTTTTAGATGCCTCTGGTGATACTGCAACAGGTATTATTAAATTACAGGATTCAGGACAGCCAAGAGTACCAAATAGTCAAGACGAAGCAGTCAACAAAAAATATGCTGATACAAAAATAAGACTTGCTGGTGACTCAATGACTGGACCGTTGGTTCTATCACAATCACCTACATTTACCTCAAGCGAGTTACAAGCGGCTACTAAACAATATGTAGACAATAACAGTTTTACAAGTAAGAAAAATTTATTCGTAAGCACCAACGGTAGAACAGAATCACAAATGATTGCTGACGGTGTAGACCGAACACAGGTTGGTCGTTCTTTAGCATACGCATTTGACAATGTTAGAGAAGCGGCGTTCTATGCAGAAAGAATTATTAAAGGTGACATTACACTTAAAGATCAAGGTCTACTAACTGGTGATGTTGTTTTTCCTGTACCTGGTAGAAAGCCTGGGCCATACACAGTTAACATGGCGGCCGATGGAACTGAAGATACAACAAATGTTTTAGCAAACAAATTGTTTGTTAACAACCGAGAATTTATTCAACGCGAAACACTTGCATTTATTGAAGCAGAAATTAACGACGGTGATAACACAGATGACTTTGCTTCTAACTTTACATTTAACAGAGAAAAATGTTTCCGTGATATTGGATTAATTATTGATGCAGTAAGTTTTGATTTAACCTACGTAGGAAATTCAAGAACAGTTGATGCGGCGGCTTCATATTGGGACGGTGCTACATCAAGAGTAGCAGGACAACAAACCGAAACTGTTGCGGCACTTGTATTTGCTAAGAACCTAATTCAAAACAATGTGTTGACAAATACTGCTTATGTTGCTCCATCGAACACAGAAAACCCGTATGCTGTTGCACTTATTAATGCAAACAGAGAATACATTGCAGACGAAACTATTGCTTACATTGAGGCACAAATTGCGGCTGGCGCTGGTATTTGGAACGGATTTACATACGATAAAACAAAATGTGAACGTGATGTAAAAATTATTTTAGATGGTATTGCATTTGATTTAAAATACGGTGGTAACTCTGAATCAAGAGAAAATGCTTCACGTTATTGGAACGGTGCTACAAGTTATGTTGCAGGTCAACAGCCACAAACAGTTGATGCATTAAACTTTACTAAAGACCTAGTAAGAAATAATATTATTCTAAACACAGCATATGCTTCAAGACAAAGTGTAACTGAACAGGTTACTAACAGTAACAACGGTGAAAGTTCAGCAAGTACAAAAATTAATACACTAATGAATATGATTGCTGACGTTATTACTAACGGCTTAGGCAACTTACCTGTACTAGAAGGTACTTACAGTAATCAAAGTGGTGCTGAACAATTTATTGATTCATCGGTTATTGCTGAGTCAGGAGCAAGTACTGAAATTGGTAACTTGATGGATATTGTTACCAATGTTATTACTAACGGATTAAGTGCATTGCCTGCAAAAATTGGCGGAGAAGGTAGAGAACAAAATGTTCCACTACCTGAAGTAACTATTCATGTTGAATCAGGATTTTATGAAGAACTTACACCGATTGTACTTCCTGAGAACTGTTCAATCAAAGGCGACGAATTTAGACGTGTAATCATTCAATCTCAAGTAGGTGTACGTCCACCACAACGTGCATTAGATTTAACATTTGAACGTGGTGATCAAAAACGCTACGATGGTACTGGTACACCCAAAGCGGCACGTTTCCGTAATCACTATGACTCACAATATTCAAGAGCAGATACAGGAGCCGGTGTTAACCAAACAGGTGCGGCGCAGATTAGATTAAAAGATTTAGTTTATTACCCACGTTGGGGGCAATACTTTGAGTACAACGGTACAACTTATTACGTCAAAGAAGTTAGTTTTGATCCTGCTGGTGTAGAAGATTTTACAAGAGCAGACTTAACGTTGTATAGTGATATTAACTTAACAACTACTACAACACTTCAAGATGATGTCCCAAATAATACTGTTATTGAATTAAAAATGCTTAACCAACACGGTGATGTGTTCTTAGTTAATAACTCTACAATTTTAAGAAATATAACAATACGTAGACACCAAGGTGCAGTTATGGTACTTGACCCAGAAGGGCAAATCCTAACCAAATCACCATACGTACAAACATGTTCTTCGTTCTCATCACAGGGTGGTGCAGGACAACTTGTTGATGGTAATGCAGGTGCACAATATGGTGTAGTTGTAGATAATCCAGCAAGTGGTGCAACACTTACGCTAAAAGGATTGACTAGAAAAATCCAAGTACCGACTACATTTATATACCAAGGTGCAGGTGGTACAGAAAAGAAAACATATAGAGTTATTGCTGTAACTGCGCCAGTTGATGACGGCGACGGTAACACACCTGCGACATTTAAACAACAATTAACACTTGCGGCAACAACTACTATTACTGTTGATGCTAAAACATTACCTACAGGAACTATACCACAAAATGATGAAATAAGAGTTGAAACTGCTGGTAACAAGTCAATGACATCAAATGACTATACACAGATTAACAATGACGGGTATGGATTGATTGCAACAAACAACGGACTAGTTGAAACTGTTTCAGTATTCACATACTATTGTGACACAGCATATTGGGCAAGAAACGGTGGTCAAATTAGATCATTAAATGGTTCTAACGCTTATGGTAGACTTGCACTTAAAGCAGAAGGTTCAGATCCAAACGAAAATATTCAGTCAGGAAGTATTTTCCATAGAGAACTTAACGCTTTGGTTGAATCAGACTCATCAAGAAGAGATTACTCGCAACCATTTAAAATTCATGACCCATCAGGTGCAGGTGATATTACAACAGGTGCAACTGATATACCAATTAGAGATTTTGAATTCTTACCTGTTCCAGGAAGTATTTTTAGATTAACACAGTATGCATCAAATTCAGATACTACTGATTATAAAATTGACGAAGTTGAAGATGTTAGTGTTAATATAACAGCAATTTCAATTGCCGCTGAGGCAGTAATTACAACTGACGTTACTCATTATTACAGAGACGGAGCAATGGTGTTCCTAACTGGTGCCAATGCAAATGGTATGACAGGTGTTGACGGTGCCTATTATGTTAAATTAGTAAATGCAACATCATTTAAACTTTGTACTGACATTGGTTTAACAACTTTCTTAGATACAACCGCAAAAGGAAATCCAAGTTATAATGGTTCAGGTTGTGTTGCTAAAGGTGGTGGTAGAGCAGTATTAAAACTAGGATCTCAACTAAGCCTTGGTGTTGGAACTACAGTACCAGACGCAAGTGAAGTTATACTTAAACTAGGTAAAAAGGTATATGTAAGAAACTTAACAGATACTCCTAGAGTTTTACCAAGTTCGGCACTAACATTCGCTACAGGCGATCAAACAGTATTTAGAATTTTAGGTGTAGAAAGATTAGTAACTAGTGAAGTTGGTGATTCAAACGTTGATCATCAATTAATGAGTTTGGATTTACAATTTCCAGCAGATAGATTTAATGGCGACGTTGTAAAAGTAACAACTAAAATTTCTACATTAAGAGCAACAGGACATGACTTCTTAAATATTGGTTGGGGTAACTTTGCAAACTCTAACTATCCAAACAATGTGTTTGGTGCACCAAGTGGACGACCAGACTTTGCTTCAGACCAAGCAAGTGAAGCAGTTGAAGTAGGTGCAGGTAGAGTGTTCTATGCAAGTACTGACCAAGATGGTAACTTTAGAGTTGGTAAGTTCTTCCGTGTTAACCAAGGTGATGGATCAGTTGAACTTAATGCAAATATTTCATTAACGAATGTTGATGGATTAGGATTTACAAAAGGTACTGTTGTTGATGAATTTAGTACAGATGATAAACTCTTAGGTAAGTCAGATGATGCTGTACCAACAGAAGCAAGTATTGTTACATACCTTAATAGTGCTATTATTGGACAACACGAAGATGGTACTGCGTTTCCTGAATGGACAACTACAGGTGCACAGAGTGGTGGAAACTTTGGTGTTTTAACTAGAGCAGGATACAATAGTACAAACCTTTCTTGGAATAGAATGTATGGTGAACTTAATATGGGCACCAACAAAATTACAAACATCTCAATGACAGGCGCTCAAGATGTTGACGGTGTAAACAAATTATATGCTGACAATGTATTCCGAGGCGGAACAACAGATAGTATTAGAACAGATGTAAAATCATTTACTATGTTAAATGATAGTACAGTTGATAGTGGTGCTATTGATATGGCGGGTAATAGAATTAAATCTTTAAGAGATCCGTTTGATGGGTCTGATGCTGTAACAAAACAATATGTTGATGAACAAAATAGAATAGGTGGCCTAGAAGGTGTTACTGTAACTGGTGATCCAAGCAATACAGATTTACTAATGTTTAGCGGAACTAACCACACAGATGGTTTAGGTAATGCAATTCAAGGTGCTGTAAATGTTGCATTAGATACTACTATAGATAACACAGGCGGAAGTCCAACATTTGGTGAGCCAACTGGCACAGGTTCAGATATTAGATTTACTAGAATTAATAATGAGATTAATATTCAACTTGCTAGTGGTGCAGTTAAAAATGCAGACATAAGTGCGGCGGCGGCAGTAGCACAAAGTAAATTGAATATGAATGCGGCAACTACTAGAGTAAATGCTTCAGGTATTACACAAGCAGATTTAGGTCTAGCAAGTTTTGATAGTACAGAATTTTCAGCAACAAGTGGTTGGATAGAATTAAAAACTCCAACATTGGCCAATCCAAATGATGGTGTAACATTAGATAAAATAGAATTTATTACAGGTACAAGTATACTTGGTAACAGTTCAGGTAGTGAAGATGCTGTAACTGCTCTTACACCGGCACAGGTTAGAACACTTATTGATTTTAATAACTCAGTTGAATCATACATTGATGAAAACGTTTTAGATACTAACGGTGCTATTGTTAAAACTGGTGGTACTATGACAGGTACTTTACAAACACTTAACGTAAGACCTGCAAGTAACGAAACTAGTGATTTAGGACAATCAACAGCACGTTATAATACGCTACATTCAAAACAAGTTAACACAGATACAATTCAAGAAGCACGTGGTAATATAGTAAACATCACAGCAATCACTCAAGCAGATCCGGCAGTTATTACAACAAGTGTTGCTCATAATTTTAAAAATGGCGATAAAGTTAAATTCCTTGGTGTAGGAGGAATGACTGAAATTAACGGATTACAAAAATTCGTTGGCGGAGTAACATCAAACGGTTTTGAAATTTATGAGGATTCTGGATTATCAAACGGTACTGATACAACAGGATTTACAACATACACATCAGGTGGTACAGCAAATACAGTATTTGATTTAGTATTAGGTACAGATGGAACAGCAATTCTTATACTTGATAAAGGTAACAGTTATACTGACAGTAGATTTATTGGTAGTACTGATAAGTTAACCACTGCAAGAACTATTACATTTACAGGTGCGGCAACAGGCACAGTTGATTTCGACGGTAGTACAGATGTTAGTGTGGCATTATCAGCGGCAGTGGCGGCAGGTTCTCCATATGATGGAACCTACATGCGTAGAAACGGTTTAACAGAAGATTCAAACATGACTGGTGTACTTGGATCTAAAGCAATTATGCCAAGTGCAAGTGTATCCGGTGGTACAAACGTAGCGGCAGATGCAACATATGATATTGGTGAAACAAGTAACAGATATAATAATGTATATGCTGTAAGATTTGAAGGTGTTGCTTCAGAAGCAGAGTTTGCTGACTTGGCAGAGAAATACCTAGCAGATACAAATTACGAAAACGGAACAGTATTAATGTTTGGTGGCGAACAAGAAGTAACTGCTTCGAATCAACAAGGAACTACTAAAGTTGCTGGAGTAGTTTCAACAGCACCAGGGTACACAATGAATAATAAATTAGAAGGTGAACATGTTACAATGTTAGCACTACAAGGTAGAGTACCTTGTAAGGTAGTTGGAACCATTGAAAAAGGTGACATGATTGTTGCAAGTTCAATTACTGGTGTTGGAACAGCAAGTGACGATCCGAGATTAGGATCAGTTATAGGTAAAGCACTAGAAAATTACAACAGCGATAGCGTAGGCGTTATTGAAGTTGTAGTTGGAAGACAGTAAATACAGTATAGGAAAAGATTATGGCAGACGTAGTTAAAATTGGTAATAACGTAAACGACGGGACAGGTGATGATCTAAGAACGGCGTTTGAAAAAGTTAACGCCAAATTTGTAGAAGTCGACGCTAGAGGCGGCGAAAGTAATACAGGTTTGAACTTAGGTACAGAAGCGGCTGACGGTCAGGCTGTGTTTGCTAGTAAGAGCGGTTTCAATTTACAATTTAAAAGAATTAAAAGTGCAGATCCTGCAAGATTAACAATTACCAGTGATGGTGAAAGTATTATACTTGATAACAGTGCTGTTGATAATCCTGCTGTAAGAACTATACAGTGGAGTAATGATATAAACAATGTCAATAATTCCATAACAACTTCCACTGGACAAGAAAGTGTTGGTATTGTTGGTGGATCTAATATTACATTATCACAGACTGGAAGAAACTTATTAATCAGTGGTTCATTTACTGTTGACCAAGATAGTACACCTGAACTAGGTGGCAATCTTGCAATGCAAAGTAATAACATTATTGGCCCTGGTGAAATTACAAGTTTAACAAATATTGAATCTGCTGATGCATTATTAACTGAAGCAACAGTATCAAACCAACTTACTGTTACCGGATTAACAACTTTAACAGGTGTAGTTACTGCTACAGGCGGAGTAACTGGTAATGTTACAGGTAATGTAACTGGTAATGTAACTGGAAACTTAATTGGTGGGTTGGGATCAAATCTTGCTACCAACGGATACACAATTGAAGGCGGACATAGATTTAAATTGCGTAGAGGTGATCCTGCAAACAATGTTCTTGCAGATGAGATAGCAGACGGTGATTTCTATGTACAACTAGACGAAGTGTCGCCAACTGCGGCATTTAGACGTATAGGTACAGAGAACGATCAAATTGAATCATTCTTAACTGTAAGTAACCATACTACTCAAGGAAGTGTAAACACTGGTATGGGTGTTGGTATTGATTATTTAATTGGTACATCAACTGGCGTTGGTGAGTCATTAGGACAATTAGGTGCATATAGAAATTCAGGATCTGTTAATGCGTTTATTATTCAACCAATTGATCCACTTAATCCAATTGGTGAAACATTTGCTCCAGTAGCAGAGTTTAAAAGCAATAACGAAATTCTTTTAGGGTCCGGTGAAGGACAAATTAAAATTAGTGCAGGTACTATCGAAACTGTTGGTACTTCAAATAATAACTTACAATTAAATGCAGACGGTGCAGGCTATGTTGACTTTTATGGTGCATACCAAGTACCAAGAACTATTGGACAAGCAGGACAAGTTCTTAAAGTTCCTACTAGCGGTACAGTATTAGAATGGGGAACTGGCGGCGGCGGTGGCGGACAACCAGAGGCTATTAGTGGAATAACACAAGCAAACCCAGGTGTTGTAACAACAACAGATGCACACGGATTAGGTGACGGTCAAGCAGTAACATTAACTGATGTTGTTGGAATGACAGAAGTTAACGGAAACGAATACTATGCTGACGTGTTAACATCAAATACCTTTGCATTGTACAGCAATGATAATTTAAGTACAACAGTTGATACTACAGGCTTTACAGCATACACATCAGGTGGTTTTGCAACTGGTGAAGCAAGTGGATCAGGATCAGTTGACTTTGTTGGCTTAACAGACACACCAAGTTCTTATGCAGGTGCGGCAGGCGATGCTGATAAAGTATTGCAAGTTAACGCAACAGGTAATGGTATTGAATTTACAACTATTGACAACATTATAGATAGTACATACATTGAAGGCAAAGGCTTTATGCCTAAGTCCGGAGGAACATTTAGTGGTGATGTTACAGTATTAGATATTATAGCAACTGCAAACACAGATATTGGTTCAGTTGGAACTCCAGCAAGAGACATTTATGCACAAAACTTTAGAGGACAACACGTTGGTGCTGTTATAGGTAACGTTACAGGTAATGTAACAGGAAATACAACAGGAGACGTAACAGGTAATGTAACAGGTAATATTACAAGCACAGGAACCAGCACACTTAATAATGTTACTTTAACAGGTGCATTATCAGTTAGCGGTGGTAGTATTACTGCAAATATTGCAGGTAATGTTACAGGTAATGTTACAGGTAATGTAACAGGTAACACAACTGGTATTCACAACGGTAATGTAAATGCTACTAGCGGAACAAGTGTGTTTAACATTACTAATGTTGCTAGTTTAAGTGCAACAGGTAACGTAACTGCAAATTCATTTACAGGTGATATTACAAGTCCAATTAATAGTACATTTGATAGCCTAACTGTTAGCGGAACAATTTCAAACGCATCGGGTGATCTAGAACTTAATGATAATACAAATGTTACAGGAACTCTAACAGTAAGTGGTGTAACAACTATTAACAATAAATTAGATGTTAACGGACAAATTGATTTAGGTGATTTACGTATTGATGCAAATAATATTGAAACACAAACATCAAACAGTAACTTAAGAATTTCTGCTAATGGTACAGGTAACTTAGAACTAGAAGGTGATATAAGATTAAATGGCACTGTAAGTTTAAGTGGAACTAATGAATTAATTATTGGCTCTACACAGTCTCCATCAACAATTAATATGTCATCTACAGTGACATTTGTTACTGTTAATGATTGGACAAGTGCAAGTGCAGGATTAGGTTTTGCAACATTACCTGATGCTACATCAGAAGGGCAGATGAAAATACTTAAAATGAAATCACGAGGTGTTTATTCATTAGATGGTATTTCAACGTTTGATAGATATTTAGAAGTATCTTTAACAATTAATGGTGCCACAAGTACACTTGATCTAAGTAATGGGACAAATAACGAGCACGGCGCCCTTACACTTATTTGGCACTCTGGAAGTTGGTGGTTGATAAGTGAATACATTGAAGCATAAAAATAAGCAAAATAAATACTTGCAAGGAGTGAAAAATGTCTAAACCAACATGGGTCACGAATGCAGGTAGTCGTGGAACAATTCAAGAAAATGAAACACAGAATATCTCTTTAGCAACTACCGGCAATGATGTAACATTAAGTCTAATCAGTGGAAAGTTACCTGCTGGTATGAGATTAGTTGGATCAAAACTTGTTGGTACACCGTTTGACGTTGCAAAATTAACGTTGCATGAGTTTGTTATTAGAGCATCTAATACATTTGGATCAATTGATAGAACATTTACAATTAGTGTCGAAGGTGAAGATCCTCCAATATGGTTAACTCCTGTTGGTACACTTGACATCGGTCCTAATGGTGAATATTTTATAATGAATAAAACACCAATTGATTATCAATTAAGTGCTAGTGATTTAGATTTAAGTGCAGGTGATACATTAGAATATTATCTAGATGATTTAAGCGGTCAATTACCTCCAGGTATTAATTTAAGTAAAGACGGAAAATTAACTGGAATCATAAACGCTCCACTTACATTAGATTATAAAGCAACTAACGCAAATTATGATCAACAGCAGTTTGATTCGTTTCCATATGATTATGGCGGCGGTACTCAAGAAGGCGATGCTGTTCCAAAATATCTTTCTAGATTTTATGAGTTTGAAGTTACTGTTACTGACGGTACAACTAGAGAACGTAGAAAATTTAGAATCTTTGTTATTAATGAACAACAGTTTAGAACTGACACAACATTAATTAGTATTGATTCTGAAACACTATTATCAAGTTCTACATATTTAAGAGCACCTATTTGGTTAACAACAGGTAACTTGGGTGTACGTAGAGCAAATAATTATATTACAATACCATTACAAGTTTATGACCCTAATCAATATAGCGGTGATGTTGTATATGAAATTGTAGAACTAGAGGATAGTACTCTAAGTCAATTACCTAACGGATTAGATCTTGATAGTACAAATGGTGTATTGTTTGGTAAAGTTCCATATCAACCTGCTGTTACATCAACTTTTACTTTTAGAGTAAGAGCGACTAGAACAGATAGTGTTAATAATGAACAAACATTTAGTCAACGTACATTTATTTTAAAAATACAAGGTGAAGTTGATAGTACTATTAAATTTACAAGTGACGAACTTATTGGAACACTTGTACCAAATGAATTTAGTACTCTACAAATTGTTGCTACAACAACATTGCCAAACGCAGATGTTAGATACAATCTAGTAAGTGGTAACTTACCACCAGGAATTAATCTTAGTGGTGACGGTACATTAATTGGCAAGGTACAACAGATACCTGATACTGGACAACAGAATGGGTTGACTAGTATTGACTTAACTAATTTTGGTCTTAATAGTTTCTTACTTGATGGTGGAACAACATCAATTGATAAAGAATATCGATTTACTGTACAAGCAAAAGATTACTATCTTGCGAGTGCAGTTACAAAAGATTTTAAAGTAAGTGTTAGTGCTGACAGTTTAACACAATACAGTAATATTTTCTTAAAACCGTTACTTTCAAAAACAAGTAGATTATATTATTATAATTTTATTACAGATGATAAGATTTTTACACTAAAGAATTTATATCGTCCTGCTGATGAACAATTTGGAATACAAAAAAATCTTAGTATGTTACTACAACATGGTATTGAAACTGTTAGTATCGAAAAGTATGTTCCAATTTTAGCACGTAACTTTAGTAGAAAAAATTATAGATTTGGTACTATAAAAAATGCAGTAGCAAAAGATGCAAACAATAAAGTAATTTACGAAATCATTTATGTTGAAATGATCGACGAATTAGAACAAGAAAACAAATCCGTAAATAGCAAAGTAGAAATTAGTGGCAACACCAAAGAAATCGATGCCAGCCAAGATAAATTTAAAGTATCAACTGATCTAATCACTATTGATCAATTGGTTGAAAAATTTGTATATCCAAATAGTACTACTGCTATGAAGCAGAGATTTGCTGAAGCATATCCAAATAATGATAGTTCATTAATACAGATAAATGACTCATTTTTACCATTATGGATGCGTAGTATACAAGATGCAACAGGAACTAGTTTAGGCTATATAAAAGCAGTCCCTATTGCGTATGTTAAACCCGGAACTAGCATAAGTATTATAGACAATATCAAAGACAGTGGCTTTGATTTTAAAACTATTCACTTTGATATTGACCGCTTAACCATAGATAGTGTTGAGGGTCAAAAAGGTGATAAATACATTGCATTTCCAAAAAGGAAGGTAATATAATATGGCAAGTAATATAGACACAAATAACATAGTTGAAACTTATCCAGTTGCTGGACAGGACAATGATAGTCAAGGATTTAGAGATAATTTCCAGAATATCAAAACAGCAATAGGTGTAGCGAAAACTGAAATTACAGCGTTGCAGAATGATGCACCGTCTTTAACAACTGACAACAATTTTAACGGTAGTACTCTTAGTAATGCAATTACAAAAGATATTACAGAAAAAACAAGTGCATCACAAATTGATGGTGTCGACGATACTATTGATTTTAGTGCTGGTTCATACCAAAGACTTAACTTAACAGTTGAAGATCCAGGTGTAAACAGTATTAACTTTAGTAACTTTGGTCCTAACGATACACTTACAAAACTTAGACTAGCAGTTACTAGTGTGGATTCCGGCGATGTCGCGAAAACAACTAGAAAATTTGAAATTAACCTTGCTGGTTCACCTATATACTTTAAGCAATCAACACCAGGTTCGGCAACCCCTTTAACGTTTCCAATTGATTTAGCCAAAGATGATCTTTCAGTTTATATCTTTGACGTATGGTCATGGACAACATCAGGCGGTGTACCTGCAGACATTTATGTTGATTACGTAGGTAAGTATACTAGATCATAATGTTACATCCGTTACAAGAAGACGTTACCTCTCTTAAGGATGATCAATTAGAAGAAAAAATTAGAGAACTTTCTAAAAAATATTCTATAGCAAGTCGTCATTACAATCAGGATGTCTTAGGTCAAATGCAGATGCTACTAACTACATATAAGGAAGAACATACTCGCCGTTTGCGTAAGCAGTATAATAATACTATTGCTACCGCAAAAGAAGAAGTTGAAACCGATTTAAATGAGTTAGTAAATGTTGATAAACAATAACGATACAGACCAAATAGCAAACTTCTTCTCGTGGGAAACTGACTTCGATGCAATACTTGCCATCGACGATGTAATATATCCAAACACGTATAATATTAGAATGAGTTTTTTACCCAAAGTAACTGACATCAAATTACAAAATAATAGTTTTGAAAGAGTAAAATATCTTATCCATAAACTTTGTGAAAATAGTATGATCATCAAAGCAGGAAGTCCTTTAGAAAAAACTTTTTATAGTATGCCAATAAACAAAGTTTTATTGCCTGGAGATCCATATGATCAATTATTTGGCATTGCATTATTTCATAAAATAAAGTCAATAGCAGGTGCATATATACATTTTGGACAAATAATGGTTGACAGCAAGATGGGAGATAATGTACAATACACTGTAGACAATGATAGTTATGAAAACAGTGCATTACAAACAAAAACAATTGACGGTACAATTATTGAAAAACCTTGGTGGAACAGAAATGACACAGCAACATTTGATCAAGTTATCAGTGAAACTAGTTACTGGCAAGGTGCAAGGACTTGGAGAGATTTAGGATATGGATCAGACGCTGAACAAAAAGAATTCAACCCAACAATCTTGGACGGCGGTCGAAGTTAATTCAAACGGTAAAGCAGTATTAACTGATTTAAACGTACTCGAATTATTATACCAAGACAAGATCGACAATGCAGAACATTGCATTGTAAAAGATACAGACGATATTAAAAAGTATAAGCAGTTTGTTGATATTAATCGTGATAATTTTACGACATTTAACACAACAAACGATAACGTTGATCGAGATGGGTTTGATCAATCCAATAGAGAAAATTGGTTTATTCCGCAATCTTACAAAGATCTTGACATAGAAGCATATGTGTTGGGATTGTGTAAAACTGATCAAGAAAAAGAACGTGTAAATTTTGAACTAGATTTATATAAAAACTTTGCTATGATTGATGTTTTGAAATGTTTGAAATACATTATAGATACATTACGTGAAAAAAAATTAGTTTGGGGTGTAGGACGTGGATCTAGTGTAGCAAGTTATGTGCTATATTTGATCGGAGTACACAAGGTTAACAGTATTAAGTTTGATCTTAATCCAGAAGAATTTCTAAGGTAATATGTACTTAATAAGTACAGTAACAAGGAGGCAATATGGGAAAAACATATAGAACAATGCAGGGCAGACAGATTGACATGGAGAAACTCCGTGCCCAAAATGAACTTATGCCTGCTGTAGGAAACATGAAGGTTAATGCTAGAGGTGACGAAATTGGACCAGGTGGTAAAATTTTACGTACTAGAGAACAAATTATGGGTGAGTATTATGAGGCAAATCCAAATGCAACACCTGATCCTAACGCAAACAAAAAAGATAATACTGTAACAAATCAAAGTGCAGTACCACCAACAACAACATTAAAAATTGAAGACACTTCAGTTAATGATGTAGTTGAAAATGTAGATGAAGTTAAAGACGAACCAAAAATGAAAGACGAAACTCTTGCTAAAGTTGAAGAAAAAGTTGCTGAGAAAACTATCGAAGCAGTACAACGAGCAAGACGTAGACGTAGTGGAATCGAAGACGCAACAGGAGAAAAGTAATGGTAGCATCATTAACAATACACAAAGGCAACGTAAAGGCCAAAGGAGAAGATGTTCTATTAACTAACATGTACTTTGGCGAACAGAAGACTGCCGGAGGACTTATTGTTAGTTCTGATGATGGAGTAGAACGTGGTATTAAACCTCGTTGGGGCCAAGTATTTTCAATAGGACCTAATTATAAACATCGGGACGAGATTACAATCGGCGACTGGGTACTCTTAGAGCATGGTCGTTGGAGTAGAGGAATTCATATCGAAGACAATGAAGGTGTTGAATGGATTATTAGAAAAGCAGATACAGATAGTATTCTAATGGTTACCAGCGACGAACCTTCAGATGTTAGCGAATGGGTCGAATTGCATAAGGAACAAACACAATACCTTAAGAGCAAAGAAGAAGAAAGAAACACTGCTTCTGACGCTCCTGCAATTACAATTAGAAAAGCACCAAAGCAAACACAAACTAAGGAGTAAAATGTTCACAGCAATAATTTTGACATTTACAAGTTTATTCATGTACGACAATTCAGAGTTCTTTTCAGAAGTTAAAAAAGAACGTGCTGAAGGTTATAGGTTCGAATATGTGGGTAAACAATCTGCAGATGAATATACTCACAGTATCCCTGTTATAAATCAGGAAACTGGTGAAGAGTTTATTTATTGGCAACATAAAAAGCCACAGGAGTAAGCATTGGCACAAGTAGATCTAAACAAGTACAAAAATTTTGTACAAGAAGTAACCTCATTACAAAGTAATGAAACAGGTGCTCTAACTTCACAGTTAGAAAAATTAGAAAAAGACAGTGGTGTTAATATGGCATTACTATTAACAGGTGCAATTGGTATTGCATCAGAAGGAGGCGAATTTGCTGAAATTGTTAAAAAATGTATATTCCAAGGTAAGCCTTTGGATGCAGACACAATCTTTCATGCTAAACGAGAACTTGGCGACATCGCTTGGTATTGGATTAACAGTTGTCGTGCTTTGGGCCTTGACCCTAATGACGTCTTAGAAGAAAACGTAAACAAACTAAAAGCACGTTACCCTGGTGGCGAGTTTGATGTACATTATTCTGAGAATCGCAAAGACGGCGATCTTTAATTAAATCACAAATAGGTTGACAGAAACATAAAGGATATGTATAATATAACTATGACTGATGATTACGACATAAAACTTTCCGATGAGATTACTGCTCTTGTTAATGCATTTATAAAAAAGTATCCCCATAGTGAAATAAGCGTTGCAAGTTTTTTGTTTGCTAATGCTATTAGAATTTGGAAAGAACAATTAGACGAAGAAGATTTTCATGCGTTACTAGAAGAAGTAACGGATAACATATTATACGACGAAGTTGATAAAAGGGTATTACATTAAAAGGACTATATGAAAATATTTGTAGTATATATTTGGATGACTATGGCGTATCAGCCGTGGGACATTGTTAAGGTAGGCGAGTTCGCAAACTGTGAGCAAGGCATTGCTACAGCAAACAATTTATATCCAGGATACGTAGCACTACATTGTATTACACCTGACTTGGTACCACCAGGAGGAACAGGCACATGAAAGTAGGATTTACAGCATCATCATTTGATTTGTTCCATAGTGGACATGTTGCTATGCTTAAAGAAGCAAGAAACAACTGTGACTTTATGATAGTTGGATTACAAACAGATCCTACAATAGATCGACCAGAAAAAAATCAACCAATCCAAAGTGTATTTGAAAGATATGTACAACTAGAAGGTTGTAAGTATATTGACGAAATTATTCCATATGCTACAGAACAAGATCTTGTTGATATACTTTTAACCTATAAAATTAATGTACGTTTTATTGGCGAAGAATATAAGTCCAAAACGTTCACAGGTAAGCAATTATGTGTTGACAAAGGCATAGAATTATACTATAATAAAAGACAACATTCATTTAGTACAAGTGGATTAAGAAAACGTATAAGTGAGGCAAAATGAAAGATTTATGGGTAGAAAAATATCGTCCTAACACAGTAGGTGACTATGTGTTTAGAGATCAAGCACAAAAAGATCAAATCAACGGCTGGGTAAAAGATAAAAGTATTCCGCACTTGTTGTTTAGTGGACATGCTGGTATTGGTAAGACTACACTTGCAAAAGTATTATTAAATGAACTAGAAGTTAATGAGTATGATGTATTAGAAATTAATGCTAGTAGAACAAACAGTATTGAAGACGTAAGAGATAAGATTGTAAACTTTGTACAAATGATTCCTTTCGGTGACTTTAAGGTTGTGCTACTTGATGAGGCAGATTATTTGTCACCAAATGCACAAGCGGCATTGCGTGGTGTGATGGAAGAGTATCATACAACAAGCAGATTTATTTTAACTTGTAACTATCCAAACAGGATTATTCCTGCACTACACAGTAGATGTCAAGGCTTTCATATTACTAATCTTGATCAAACAGAGTTTACTGCACGTATAGCAACTATCCTGCTAGAAGAAAGTGTAGAACCAGACCTAGACGTTTTAGATACATTTGTAAAAGCAACATATCCTGATATGCGAAAATGTATTAATATGTGTCAAATGAATAGCACAACAGGTAAATTACTTCCACCATCTAAAGGCGATACTGGTGAAGCAGATTATAAAGTAAGTATGGTTGAGTTGTTTAAAGCAGGTAAGATTACTGAAGCACGTAAACTAGTGTGTAGTCAAGCAAGGCCAGAAGAAATGGAAGACATATTTCGTTGGTGTTATGATAACCTTGATGTGTTTAGCAAAGAAGAAGATAAGCAGGATCAAGCAGTATTAATCTTAAAACAAGGACTAGTTGATCATAGTTTCGTTGCAGATCCAGAAATTAACATGAGTGCAACACTTATCAAACTAGCAAGATTAGGAAAGGCTTAATCTGAAAATAAGATACTATCATAAGATTGATGGCTGGAGGTGGCTAGGATTTATATTAGCAATGATCAGTGCATTTACGTTAAGTGGTGGTAACCCAAACATACAATGGTTAGGTTGGACAGTAGCACTAGCATCATGTAGTATTTGGATTTGGATGGGAATTAAAGACAAAGATATACCAAGGGCATTAATGGAACTAATGTATTTGTTATTAGCAGTGCGTGGTGTATGGAACTGGACAGTAATTTAAAATGGTTAGGAGTATAAAATGGCACATCTAGTAAATGACAAATGTATAATGTGTAAGCACACAACCTGTGTAGAAGTTTGTCCTGTAGACTGTTTTTACGAAGGTGAAAACATGTTAGTAATTAATCCAGAAGAATGTATTGACTGCGGAGTATGTATTCCGGAATGTCCTGAAGAGGCCATTTATCAAACAGATGATGAAAACGATCCGTGGTATAAACACAACGAATATTTTTCTACTACTGGCAACTGGCCTAATATTACAGAAATGCAAGATCCAATGCCGGGTTATGAAGAATATAGTTTGCAGTCGGGCAAAACTAAACTATTTTCTAAAAATCCAGCGGGTAAAGATTAATCTTCGCCGTAAATTGTTAGAACCTCTTTAACTACTTCGTGTCGTTCTACATCTCCTTTTTCAAAATTACATACGGCTAACCGCTGTAATTGTTTAGGTGAAACTTTATTACAAAAGTCTAACAACCCATTAGATGTCATTCGATCTGCTTGTTGCAAATCACCGGTCACTACCATTCGTGATCCTTTACCAATTCTGGTTAACAACATCTTCATCTGACTAGGTGTAGCATTTTGCATTTCGTCAGCGACAATAAAAGCATTCTTAAACGTTCTACCTCTCATATAAGCAAGAGGTGATATTTCGATAATATCTTCTTCAAGCATACCTTTAATTTCGTGTTTCCAAAAATACTCACCAAACACGTCAAAGATAGGGCGTGTCCATGGCTCCATTTTTTGTTCAATTGTTCCTGGAAGAAAACCGTGTTGTTCGTCTACGCTTACAGCCGGACGTGTGATCACAATTTTATCAACCTGTTTCTCTTTGAACTCCTTGATAGCCATCATTACACCTAACAGAGTTTTACCTGTACCTGCAGGACCTACTGCAAATACAATGTCTTTTTTCCTGTCTTTTAGTGTCTCTAAGTATGTTTCTTGGTTAATGTTACGCGGAAGTATAGATACTTCCTGTTTCTTATGTGTGTAGTTGTTATAATCTATTACATTATTACTTCTACGTTCTTTGCGTTTTGCTCTTGACAATATAGACCTCCTTTAAAGGTTATGCCCAACTGCAAAAGTATTTAATAGATTTGCACCATTTTAAACCTATAATATAATATTTTTATTGACAACACAACAGATAAATAAAAGTGGAGACTAAATTATGTATGACGTATTAAAAGTAATAGAAAATATCAAGGGTATATACGAGTCTAATAACACACTTAGAGTACTTAAGGACTTTGAACGTGTTATGGACGAACTTGATTTATATGTGTTTGAAAACTGGGAAGATGGCGAATTATGCGAAGGTCCTATTGTAAACAGACACACTGTAGGCTGTAGTTTTATGTGGCCTAGAGATAAAATGCCTAATCCTAAAGCAGGTGAAAGGTTACTTGATTATAACTGTAAAGTTACATACAAAAAAGACTTTCTTATGCAACCAAGAAAAATTAAAACTCCAGGCGATTATAGACCGGGTACTAAAAAAGGTAAAATTGACAGACATCCTATTTGGATAGTAGGTATTGAAATGCCTAAGAGTTTACTGTTTGATATGTATAAAGGTTATCTAAGAAATCTTGATGAACAATTATACGGTCAATTAGATGACGTAACAACTCAACCCGAAGTTCAAGCAACACCAGACAGCGACGTGGAGCAACAAAATGACATCACTCAAATCTAACGATTTAAAAGGTTTCGTTAACGAAATCTTTACTATTGATTCCTATAAATCAAAAATGGGAAAGGACGAAAATGTTGCAGTTTTAGCATTTGAAGTTTCAGATCAAGAACCTGCAAAAGACTTAATGTCTTTTATTGAAAAAGGATATCCTTTTATTTTAGATGCAGATGTTAGTTCAGGCGAAAATCGTAAAGGAAAATATGATGTATTCGTAGAAATGGAACGTAATAGGTATATTGGAAAAAATATCAAAACAATATTAGACGATGTACAAAAACTTGCAGGAGTCGAAGATTGGAAATATCGATACTATAAAGAAATAGAAAGCAAACCTTTCACAGAAGAATTAGATGTTCCAACAGACAAAGAAACATACAATATGTTTATTGAAACATATAAACAACAAGAATTAGATCGATTTTTCAATAAAGGCGTAACTGAACAAAAATATATATCTGATAACATGCTTGAATTTAAAAGACATGCAAGTGGTTCTGTTAGATTAGAAATTATCGATGAAGGTACTACAGAAGAAATTACAGGAAAATATGTAGGAGCATCAAAACTAGACGAAGTATCAATGTCAGAAGTTCTATGGCTTACAAAGTTTTTTGGTAATTATAATATATACAAAGTTGAAGAAAACCTGTTTTTTACTAACGGAGTAAGAACAAAGGTATTACAAAGGAAGAAATAATATATGTCTAAAGAAAACTATCAACAAGCATTAGAAATGATTTTACATCATGAAGGAGGGTATGTAAATCACCCTAAAGATCCAGGTGGAGAAACTAACTTGGGTGTTACAAAAAGAGTTTACGAAGAATGGGGCGGAACAAAAGATATGAAGGATCTTTTAGTTGAAGATGTTGCTCCAATTTATGAAAAAAATTACTGGGGTAAAGTTAAAGGTGACGATATTCCAAGTGGCTTAGATTTATGTGTATTTGATTTTGCAGTAAACGCAGGTCCAGGCAGAGCCGCAAAGTTTTTACAAGCAATGATTGGTACTACTGTTGATGGTGGTATTGGTCCAAACACACTTCGTGCATTAGGAAACTTTGTTGAAAGCGAAGGTGTTGAATCTGCTGTTAAAACATATCAAGAAAAACGTCAAGAATATTATGAATCATTATCAACATTTTCTACTTTTGGTAGAGGATGGACAAGACGTGTTAACGAAACTACAGAAGCCGCTCTAAAAATGATATGAGCCGAGTCTGTCAAAACTGCGGTAGACAACACAGTGGTAAACTAATTGAAACGTTTACAGACGGTGACAATAAACCAATAAAAATTATCGTCTGTGAACATGCTCGATATAAGGAAGAATAATGTTTGGGTCGATTAAAATAGCAATAGTATTAATTATGTTGGCAGGTGCTGGCGGTGGCTTTGTTTATGTTAAAGGCCTTAAAGCAGACTTGGCAACATCAGAAGCAAACAATCTAAAATTAGAACAAAGTGTTGAAAGCCAAAAGGCTGTGATAGAACAACAGGCTAATGACTTCAAAGCAATTCTTGTTGCTAACCAAGAACTTGAAAAAACAAATAAAACACTTGCCGCAGAGTTTGCCGATCTTGACAAACGTTTCAATAAAATTAATGGTCGTGGTGAAGTAAGAGACTTAGGTGATCTTGCTGTAAAAAGAACCAAGCCAATCGAACGTGTTATTAATAATGCTACCAAGAAAGCAATGAGATGTGTAGAAATTGCTATGGGAGCAGAACTAACAGAAAAGGAAAAAACCGCTACTAAGAAATCAGAGATTAATTCTGAATGTCCAAGTATAGCGAATCCAAGTTATGTACCATATGATTAAAAATACAATTTTAATTTTATTACTTGCTGTTGTTGTAAGTGGCTGTTCAAGTGTGAAAGAACTAAAAATCTTTGAAACAGAAGTTCCAAGAGAGAAATTAAACTTACCACACCCTGAAGCGGCTAAAATGGAACCACTACAGTGGGTAATCATTACAAGCGAAAACGCTGAAGAAGTATTTGCTAAACTAAAAGAACAAGGCAAAGATCCTGTGTTGTTTGGTTTAAGCGACAAGGACTATGAGTTCCTATCTAAGAACTTTGCACAGATCCGTGCATACATGATCAAGCAACGTCAGGTTATAGATCAATACAAAGACTACTACGAGAACGAAGACAACAAAGCAGAGTAATATGTTTAGAGCAGTAATCATATTAACTTTGGCGATTGTTCTGGCTGGTTGTTCAGCAAAAACTTCATGTAAAGTAAAACCCGGTGTTGATATAGACGTTGAAAACATTCAAACTATAGATGATCTTAAAAATCCTAACGTAACTCCTAAGGGCGAATTAGCCTGTTCTTTCTAATAAATACTCACATAACAAAGAGGAAAACTATGTGGGAAATGATTGAAAGAATGGCAACAGATCGACTATGGATCTATACTGCCTTAGTTGGATCGCTATTCGGACTTGCGTTTTCAACTTATATCAAAGGTACACGTATTGGATTATGGGCCTATGCAAAGTTTGATTTGGTTGTAGATTTTTTAGTTGAGCGATATGGCTGGACTTGGTTACAACAGCCTACAGATGCTTGGCGTAAAAAGTATCCACACGTAACAAAGAAAATCGATGAGTTAGAAACTCGTCTAAAGAAATTAGAGGGTAAAAAATAATGAGTGATTTAAAAACGGAAAAAGAAAAAATTGCGGCAGGACATGCAATTAAAAAGAGTGTACAAATTGATCTTGAAGTAGACACAACTACTACCGACAGTTCAAAAAATCCTTACCAAGGACTTATCCATATGGCAAAAGCAGTTGATGCTTGGAGAATTTTTCCAAGACTGTTCTTAACTGTTTACATTGTATTGTTATACAAATGTGTTATTTGGTACATGGATCTAGCGGCTCCTACAATGGAACAATCAGGTTTGATTAGTATTGTAGTTGGTGCTGGTGCGGCATGGTTTGGTCTTTACACAGGTACATCTAAAAAGTCAGACAAATAGAACTTGACAAACACCTAAAATAAGTATATAATAGTACTATGGATTATTATGACTCTTTAGGTGTTTCTCGTAATGCCTCCGAAAAAGAAATAAAAACGGCTTTCCGCAAATTGGCGGCAAAGCACCATCCTGACAAAGGTGGAGATCATAAAAAGTTTACACAACTTAACGAAGCATATCAAGTATTAAGTAATCCTGAAAAGAAAGCAATGTATGACCAATATGGAACTACAGAGGCACCACAAGGATTTGGACCAAATGGTTTTCAAGGTACTGGAGGGTTCCAAGATATGTTTAGTCAAATGTTTGGACAAGGGACTGGAGACTTTGACGGAGAAGAAATTATTTTTGGTCCGGGTGGGTTTACTCGAAGACGTAGTAATAGAAACCACGATGTAAGAACTAATTTACAGATTAGTTTAGAAAATGCATATAATGGACATGAAGTAACTGTCCAATTTCCATTACCGCAAGGTGGAACAAGAACAATTGATGTAAAGATACCAAAAGGTATTGATCATGGACAAACTATTAGATTACGCGGGTTAGGAGACCAAAGTATAAAAGGTGTGCCTCCGGGCGATCTTCATATAGCAGTTTCGATACATGATTATAGAGGATATAAACGGCAAGGAAATGATCTCCAAAAAGACTTGACAATTAACGTTTTTGACCTTATAATAGGTACTAAGGTAAAGGTAGATCATATTAATGGAGAAAGTTATAATTTAAACATACCTTCCGGAACACAACCTGATACTGTATATAGTATTGGCGGAAAAGGTATGCCTGTTGTAAATGGCAATGGATATGGAAATTTGTACATCAAAGTTAAACCCGAGATACCAAAAAATCTTACGCCAGAGCAACTAGAAATGATAACTAAAATTAGAGGAAAACAATGAACTTAATTTATTACCCAGACGAATTTTTAAACAAACAAGTAAAACCAGTTGACTTCGAAAACCCTGGCATGGATCTAGCAGATGTTAAAAAAGATATGCTAGACATTATGTATGCTAGTGATGGAGTAGGATTAAGTGCAAACCAAGTAGGCATTGATGCACAGATATTTGTCATGGGAAGTAAACATGTTCCTGATAAAAGTGCAGTCTTTATCAATCCTAAAGTATTAGAAGCAAGTAAAGAAACAACATTAGATTGGGAAGGTTGTTTAAGTTTCCCTGGAGTTTACGTAAAACTACATAGACCCAAGTGGATAGTAGCAGAATTTTATAACGAGAAAGGTGAGAAGCAAACAGGCAAAATTGAAGAATATGATGCAAGATGTTACCTTCATGAATTAGATCACTTACTTGGTATTACATATAAAGATCGTGCAAGTGGTCTTAAATGGGAAATGGCAGTAAAACGTGCAAATAAATTTAAGAAACGAGGATTAATTAATGCTTGAACCTGATTCGCAATTAGAAAGTATTTTTGAAAAGGCTATTAAATTAGCACAAGATGCAAAACACGAGTATGTTACTGTAGAACATTTCTGCTATGCACTTGTATTGAACGAAGATTTTAAAGAAGTGCTCGAAGACTTTGGTGCAGATGCTACAGAGATGGGCAAAGAGTTATCTACCTTCATCGGAACAAAACTACAGGAAATTGTTAATGAGACCCGCAAAGGTCGTCCGACTAAAACACAAGCATTAGAACGTGTACTCAATAGAGCATTTACACAAACACTGTTTAGTGGTAGGACTACTATTTCTCCAAGTGATGTATTCATGTCGATAATAAATGAAAAGAAATCTTACAGTTCTTTCTTAATGAAGAAATACAATATTGATAAAGAAAAATTTAGTAACTTTATTGAAACCGAGGAAGTTCTAGGTCAGGCGGCAAGTGGTGAATATAATAAGAGTCAGTTAGAAAGACTTATAAGTCAATTTTGTTCTAATCTTTCTGCTAAAGCAAAAGCAGGTAAAATTGATCCTGTTATTGGCAGAGGAAAAGAGATTGAAGAAACTGTGCTTATTTTAGCACGTAGACAAAAAGCAAACGTAATGTTAGTTGGTGATCCGGGTGTTGGTAAAACTGCAATCGCTGAAGGACTAGCAGTTGAAATAGTTAATGACAATGTTCCAAATTTTATTAAAGGTGCAACAGTATATTCATTAGATATTGGAGCAATGGTTGCCGGAAGCAAATATCGAGGAGACTTTGAAGAACGACTTAAAATGGTTGTTCATGCATTAGAAAAGAAAAAGAATAGTATTTTATTCATCGACGAAGCACATATGATTAATGGTGCAGGTAGTGGTGGACAAGGTCAAGCAAATGATATGGCTAATATGCTAAAGCCTGCTTTAAGTAAAGGAACAATCAAGGTCGTAGCAAGTACTACATGGGAAGAATATCGTAAGCACTTTGAAAAAGATCGTGCTTTAATGCGTAGGTTCCAACGTGTAACAATTGACGAGCCTGATGAGGAAACAACAATTGATATCTTAAAAGGTATTAAAAAATACTACGAAGAGCATCATAATGTAAAAATTACTGAAAAAGCAATTGAAGGAGCAGTTAAGTATTCAATTAAGTACATGGCTGATAAAAAATTACCTGATAAAGCAATCGATGTAATTGACCGTGCAGGTGCAAGATTTAAAATAAAAGATGTCGAAAACGGTATTATTGATCATGACGAAGTTGTTTACGAAATTAGTAAACTTACAAACCTACCACTAGAACAAGTGGCCGCAAAAGATAATGAATCAATGCGTGACCTTGATGGTAATATGAAAAAACGTGTGTATGGTCAAGATGATGCAATCAATAGTTTACTTGACAAAATTTTTATTGCTCAAGCAGGATTGAAATCTCTTAATAAACCTGTAGGTTCATTTTTGTTTGTAGGTCCAACTGGTTGTGGTAAAACAGAAACAGCAAAAGTTTTAGCAGAAGAAATGGGCACAAAACTTGTACGTTTTGATATGAGTGAATTCCAAGAGAAACATTCTGTTGCTAAATTTATTGGTGCACCTCCAGGATATGTAGGGTTTGAGGAAGACGCTGGTCAACTTATTACTAAACTGCAAGAAAATCCTAATTGTATTTTGTTGTTAGATGAAATTGAAAAAGCACACAAAGACGTTGCTAATATATTACTAGGACTTATGGATAACGGATTTGTTACAGGATCTAATGGTAAGAAAGCAGATGCTCGTAATGCAGTTGTTATTATGACATCAAACTTAGGTGCTAGGGAAATGGAAAAAAATGGTGTAGGATTTGGTAACCTCGAACGTGAAGGTGAAGATGATACAGCAGTTAATGATTTCTTTGCTCCAGAATTTAGAAATAGATTAGATGGTATTATCAAATTTGGTAAACTAGATAAAGCAACAAGTTCTCTTATTGTTGATAAGTTTATTAAAGAAACTAACGATCTTGTAAAAGACAAAGGTATCTTTGTTATTCTTACTGATAATGCAAAACAGCATTTAATTAAAAAAGGATTCAATAAGAAAATGGGTGCAAGACCTTTACAACGTGTAATTGATCAAGATATTAAGAAGCCAATGAGTAAAGAAGTATTGTTTGGTGATCTTGTTAGTGGTGGTAAAGTTACTGTAGATGTAGTTGATGGTGAAATTACACTTTCAATTGAAAATTTTATGACAGAAACCACAGGACAAGAAATTGAAAGCGAAACACACAAATAAATTATTCTTTAGCAAGTATGCATATAGATTTGTAATTAAATCGCCGCATATTAGTTGTATTAGATATCCAGAACAAAAACAAATAACAGCATTGTTTAACAGTGAAACATATGAAGAATATCTAGCAAACGCACAGTATAGAAAAAAAATGTGGCGTACATGGCAAGACACTGACGTGATTACAAAAGGATTATGGAAAAGTCGGTTTGTTATAAACAAAGTATTTGAGTTTAAAGAAAAATATCAAAATAAACATAACGATTTTACTATAAGATTAGAAAGTAATACTTGTGGAGTTTATTCTAATGACAAAGAAATGTTTGAAAACGGGTGTGCTATTTTTAAAAATGAAATATGCGAATTAACATGGCCAAAAAACGAACGACATCTAAAGTTTCTTTTAGATAACCCTACGAACGAAATAGTAGAGGCATACCCATATAACAAATATAGATACAGAGTTAATCTAAGAGATAAAAGACTAACAACAGATCAAAAAGAAAACTTTAAGGATTGGATCAAAACATACAGTAATTTAAAGATTAGTGACGAAACATTACGGAGAATAAAGTTAGGCGGTTATAACCTGAATGGTAAATTTTTATACTCGACAAATAAAGAAATGATGTTACTATTACAACTATACCTCGGCGATGCAATTAAAAGTATTACTGAGTTCAAACTAGAAAAGGACATATAATGAACAATACAGAAAATGTAACAATAATGCAAGAACTTATAAAACGCAATATTGTTAAAGAAGGTACTAGCATTAATGCACAAGTAATTGCTAATGGGCTCGGAGGACAACCTGTTGTCGTTAACAAATTAGTTTCGTTAACTAACTTAGGTCGACAAAAAGCAAAAGGTTGGGATCGTTGTGATGCAGGTAAAGACCATACATATAATGTAAAATATAGTGCTATTACTGCCGTAGAAGGCATGGATATCAAACGTATGGCACAAGCATATAAAATCAAATTTAAATAAATAAGTGTATGCCAGAACAAAGCACAAATTTTGAATTTACAATTTCCGGATCTACTACCGTACAAGTAGACCATCCAGGTGACAGTACTGCTGAAGAATACATCAGTGCTAAACTTAAAGGAGATGGTTACTATAAAGGCGGTGACGGTAGACACACATATGCATTAAAAGTTGATGGTTTCTACGGAACTATTATGATGCAAGGAACTCTTGCAGAAACACCTGCAGAAACAGACTGGGTTGACATCACAACAACCGAACATACTGCAACATCGGCAGATAGTACTGTTAATAGAGATGGTGCATATCTTTATAATTTTGATGGTAATTTTGTTTGGATTAGAGTGAAGGTAACTAACTTTACTGATGGAACAGTAAATTATATAAGGGTAAACTACTAATGAGTGAACATTTTGTAAGAATTATTTTTAATGAAGAACAGAACGATAAGTTTATGAGAACATTCGCAGGTGCTATGTCACATACATTAGATGAATGTTTACTTGAATCTGCTGAAAACCAAATTACCTTTGAATCTTATAAGACGTCTGAAGGACACCATGTCTACGAAGTTGCACTAACACAAGAATTAAGTAACGATCGAGCAGACAAAATGGCTAACACTATTGCTTCTGCAATTGATGGCGATTACGAAATCGAAGTTAGCGGCGAAGGCCATACTGTACAATAACCACTTTGGTTAAATTAATTACCATAAATCATTGACTTCATAAACATTTGACTGTATTATATACTATGTAAACACTTAATTGTGAGTGTTGCAAAATGTCAATAGGAGAAAATATGACTAATAATAGTAAAACAATCCAAGCAAAAGTTCTTGCTTCTTTACAAGAAGGCAACGAATTAACTGCGGCTCAAATCAAATCAAGATTTGGTGCTGGTAACCCTGGTGCAGTAATCCAAGCATTACGTTTCAACGGTTTTCCAATTTACCTAAACACTGTTAAAGACAGTAAAGGTAGAACGTATAACAAGTACAGATTAGGTACTGCTTCAAGAGCAGTTGTAGCCGCTGGTTACAAAGCAATGGCTAAAGGCCTAGTTGCTTAATCAATCTATCCGGATAGAGGCCCCCACTCGGGGCCTCTTCTACTTTATGGAGGACCACAAATGAAAGAAGTACTACCAGAGAAAATTAATATTACTTGCACTGATAATGACCAAGTTAAAGAAGCATATTTGAGTCGATTTATAGATGGTGATCATATGGAAGTAATAGTTAATACAGTTAAAATACACCTAAAACATAATGGTAGAGGCCTTTATGTAGGTAACATGGCTGGGTTTGAATTTACAGCAAAATCACCAGAAATCACACAAATCAAACACTTTCGAAGATAAGTCCGTTTGCATAAATACTTCTGTAGGAGTATAATAATATGAAAACAATGGATTTTAGAAAATTAATAAACACAGTTGATACCCTGTATACAGAAGCAAAAAAAGAACCTGAAAGGTTATCAATTGATAATGCACTAGAGCATGTTAAAGATATTCAGTGGACAGAACCAACACCAAGCGGTAATGAATACAGCATTGCTAATAACGTAGCATTTAAAGACAAAGACCTTACTGATAATGCAGTAAGATTAGAATTATTCAAAAGCGAAATGAAGCAATCACCTGCAAGATTATTAGGTGAAATTGCACAACGCATTAAACCATCAACAGATGCACAAATTGAAATTGCTATGATGATTGGTAAAATTGGTTCTAAAATGGCCAACAACGAACCTACTTCTAAAACAGAACAAACACTTGCTATCGAAAGTATTAAGTCTGCAATACGTGGAATGAAAATTGAAAGATCCGCTGATAACACTCCCTACAAAGACGACAGCGAAGAAGATTTCAAAGACGAGTCACAGTCTTTTAAAAGTGATATTTCTAAAGCCATTGAAGAACAAGACCAACTTTCAGAAGAATTTAAAATCCTATGGGACAGAGAACCAATTAAACGTGGTAAAGGAATGTATCAAGCAATTCAGTTTCACAACGGCACTATAAGTTATGTTCCGATGGCTGTAGATGGTAGACCAATTTGGACTGGAAAAGTACAATACGGTTTTCAAATGAAACAACTTTTAGACTTAGGTTTCGGCCTTCCGGCTTACAATTATGGTAGTGGAGATTTTGATCCTGACTTCCAAGGTCAACCAGATGGGTATACAGATGATGGTGCTGGCGAATACAAAGGAACACATAAAAAAGTTGGTAGTCGTTGGGTAGCACTTGACCAATACAAACATTGGAAAGACAGTGACGATGGCAACTTCTATACTGATCGAAATGACTCACTTTCTGATCTAAGTTTTGCTGAATGGAAACAAGCAGGGCAAATTAGAAATATTAATCACGAACTAAAAATGTTAGCATTAGAAATTGAAGCAATTCCATTACGTGATAAGAAAGAAGCATACGAAGCAATCTTAACTGTTAATAGAGCATACCGTGGAGATGCAGAAGCATTTGATAAGATGGTTGACATGATCGAAGCAGGTACTGACATTCAAGTTATTATTGCTGGTAATGCATTACGTGGTAAGAGAGAATTACAAGATCTAATTAACTCCGACGAAATGCAACGTGCATTAACAAGCAAATCACATGCTGAGAGAATGGCAGAGATTATTAAAGACGAAGCAACCGAAACAGCAAAAGAGATCAAAGGTGATGCAGGATCTTACAGCACAAATGATCAAGGACAAACTTCATTCAAGGGCAACAAAGACATGGCCAAGAATGCACAAGCAAGTCAATCAGGAGGCAACACAAGTGGAAGAAATACTTCAAGATCAACTAACGCTTTAAATTCATTATCAAAAGATGACTTGCCTGATATTACACTTGACAGCATAGACAACAATAGTGAACAACTTGACGAAAAGATAGTTCATCAAAGAAGAATTCAATCTAATGGTAATACTGTAAACTTTAATATTGATAAATCAAAGCCAGTAACTAAAGCAAAATATCAAGGTAAGAGTTTTGAAATATATGCAGATCCTGAAGAAATTGAAAAATGGTTAGGAACTCGTTATAGTAACGGATGGACAATCGATGACATTGAAAAACAAGATGGAACTACAAGTACTACAAGTAAAGTAACTGGCAACCCAGTTAAAGTAGGGACACAAACTGCTAAAGTTGGTACACAAGGTGGTACTGCTAAAAGTGGTGCAGGTAAAATTAATCCAGAAAAATGGGATGAAATTTCTGCATTGATTAAACAAGCAGTTGATGATCAAGGCAAAGTTAATAAAACTGAAAAAGATGCAGAGCCAGAGCAAGGTGCTAACAAAGGTGAAAAACTAGATCCTAATAGTGACGAAGCAAAACAGTTGTTTAAAGATCTTGAATTAGAAAGTATTGAACCTGTTGCTGAAGGTGCTGTTAAAAAAGCATTAGAAGATGATGCTGAAAACCTAAGCAGAGAAGAGTTTATTAAAAAACATGGCGACGCAGAATTCTTTGACAACTACAATGGTGTTGAAGAAAGTTGGTTTAACGGACTAGATGATGTTACATTAAACGGTGACGAGTTTTATGAAAACTTTGGTTGGATCGGTGACAATGAAGAAAACATCGACGAAGCAGAGTATCAAGGACGTAAAGTTAAACTAAACAAACCAATGCGTGGTGATGTTAAAAAGTTTAAAGTGTACGTAAAAAACCCAAAAGGTAACGTAGTTAAGGTTAACTTCGGTGATCCAGATATGAAAATTAAAAGATCAAACCCAAAAAGACGTAAAAGTTTCAGAGCAAGACACAACTGTGATTCTCCGGGTCCGAAGCACAAAGCACGTTACTGGTCATGCAGAAAATGGTAATAAACAATGCTTCTAAAAGAACTATTCGATAATAACGTATCAGAAGATACATCAGATGTACTAATAGACGATATTAAATTTTATATCGAACAGCAGGATGACCTGCACAAAGAGTACTTCCTTCCAGCAGTAGATGAACTAAAAAGAAAAAATCTTTTAGACGACGATTCATGTTATGAATGTTTCATGCCTATGGTTGAAGCAGGCTGTGAAAATTATCAAGAACAATATAAATTACCAGGTGTTACAGAAGAAATATATACCGACGAATTGAAAGAAATGATCTGCAGAAGAATTGCAGAAACATGTATCGATCTAATCAAAGACGGCCAATACGATCCTAAGGAGGTATAATGCTAGTCAAGGAGTTGTTACTTGAAGCACAACCTGTAAAGACCGCAGTAGTAACTTGGGGAAGAATGAATCCTCCTACTACTGGTCATCAAAAGGTGATCGATGTTGTTAAACAATATTCTCAAAGGTTTCAAGGCGATCCAATACTATTTCTTAGTAAATCACAAAAACCTAAAACAGACCCATTATCATTTGCAGAAAAGTTACATTTTACACAAGAAATGTTTAATGTTCCAGTTGATAGAAATACCAGTGTAAAAACAATTATTCAAATGTTTCAGACACTACAAGGCAAAGGATATAGTAATATTGTTCTAGTTGCAGGAAGTGACAGAGTACAACAATATCAAGATTTAATTAATAAGTATAATAACAAGCCTGATACAAAAGGTGTAATACCTTTTACATTTAAAAATGCTAAAGTAGTAAGCAGTGGCGAACGTGATCCAGATGCTGAAGGCATTGCTGGTATGAGTGCAAGTAAATTAAGAGCATTTGCTAGTGAAGGCAACTTTGAAGGTTTTAAACAAGGTGTTTCAGGAAACGAAGCACTTGCTAAACAAATGTATCAACGTGTGCGTCAAGGTATGGGAATTACCGAAGAAGCGGCTGGTGTTGGCATAATTACTAAACAAAATAGTACTAAAGATGTTAAGAAAGGTACTATGAAAAAAATGATGAAGGGACTTAAATTGATATGAGAGCAACAGAATTCTTAATCGAAGGTAAGCAAGAAATCATGCATATTATTAATGCAATCAAAACGGTTGCTGGTAGAGTGCAAGAAGTAAAACAATATTTAGAAGGAGCAGTTGGTAAACCTTTGAATCAAATTAGTTCACAGGATATTTACGATAAACTTATTAAAAAAGGTGTCCCGTTTGCTAGAGCAGGTGCTAGAATGGGTAGCCAAGAAGTAGCAAAAATGGGTTACAGTATGAGTACAATGCTAACCTATGCAAAATGGAATAAAAGCGGTGTAGCACAGGAAATAGGTAAAATGTTACCTGATATGGTATATGCAACTGATCCAGAAATGAGAAAAAACATTGCTATTAAATTAAACATTTCAGAACAAGACATTGATGCTGTTATAGATGCGTATGAAGATTTAGCAGACAAATTTCCTAAGGCGGCACAGTTAATGGAAAAAGGTGATTTCGAAGGTGCACTAGATCAAGTTGTTGCAAGGATGTTACAAGGATTATAATTCATGACCAAGGACGAAATAACAACATTAAAACGATTAGCAGGAATTACAAATAGTTTTAAAGGTCAGCAACCTGTTAACTTCGAAAATATAACCTATAGTGCTCAAGCAACTAAAGATAAAGAAAAGAAACTAGGATTAAAACCTGGAGATAAAGATTGGTTTAAACTTTGGTTTGCAAGACCATTAATGACAGGCGGAAATTTACCACAAGGATTTAGAGGAAGAAAAAAGAAATGAGTCAAACAGATAATACTCCTACAGAAATTTATCTAGACATGGACGGTGTCCTTGCTGACTTCTTTGCAGAATATGCTAAACTTGCTGGTGTAACTTCAGGTAGTTATAGAGATATTCCGCCTGCAAAAGTTGACCCTACATTAAACAAAATGATAGGTACAGACTTTTTTGCAAGATTACCAATGTTTCCGTCAGCACAAAAGTTAATGCAACTAGTTTTAAATTACACAGATCATTACAGTATTTGTTCAAGTCCGTTACGCGGGGATCATAAAAACTCTGAACATCATAAAAGAGTTTGGATATCTAAGCATCTCAACCCACAACCTAAAGATATTGTTATTACAGGTAGAAAAAGTAAGTGGGCAACCCAACCGGACGGTACCCCGAACATTCTCATAGACGATAGGGGCAAAAACATAAGTGACTGGATTGCGGCTGGAGGATACGGAATTAAATATCAAGCAGACGAAGATTCATTAGAAAGTGTTAAAATGGGGTTGGACAGATTCTTCAGGGGAGATGTTGAAGAACCAAAAACACCTGAAAGTTATTCAAGACAAGAACTTCCACAAGTTACATCCGAATTACTAAACAACATACCTCATACTGTAGAAACAGTAGATATGGAGCATCTTTGTCCAGTACAAAAAGAAATTATAAAAGAAAATTTAGTAAAACAATTTAAACGTCTTAAAGAAAACAAATTTAGACCTATTGTAGTTGACAAAGACTATCGTATTATTAATGGACATCACAGATACGAAGTGCTAAAACAATTGAATAGCGGCTATGCTGAAGTTGCTCGTATTCCTTTTACGCTTGAAGAAGTAAAAAGTGTAATGGAAAAATGGAGTGCAAAATATAAAAAAAGTATAAACTGTAGCAATCCAAAAGGGTTCAGTCAAAAGGCTCATTGTGCTGGAAAGAAATAATCATGAGGATTGTAGAGGTATTAGAAAACTTCGCTGATGGCAAGAAAAAAGGCAAATCAAGACCAGGGCGTGTAAAAAAGTCAGGTGCTAGTTGTAACGGATCGGTTACAAGTTTAAGAGCAAAAGCAAAAAAGGCTAGTGGAGAACGTGCTAAAATGTATCACTGGTGTGCTAACATGAAGTCGGGGAAAAAGAAAAAATGAGATCACAAGAATTTGTAACAGAACTTGTGACTGGTACCAGTAATAAAGAACACCTTATAAACCGTGCCAACAAAGTTGCTGACATTTGTGCTACTATGGGCGACAAGCCTTTATTGTATAGACAGGTTCGTAATACTGGTATGTACGGCGACAAAGCACTTATTATCAAAGCCACACCAAGAAGCATATACAAAGACGAAAAATTATTAGGCTCAGGAAACTTAATGCAACCTGTTGTGTTAAAAAAACTCGATATTGAGCATGTTGTGTTTGCCACAATGGATCCACATCCTGGCACACAAGGCAAGTTTGGAGCAAACTATTTTATGGTTCCAATTGGAGCATACAAAGTTTACAGTAGTCCGCAGGTAAAGGACTTGGGTACAGAAAATTCATACAATGATAAAGATCGCAAAATGTTTGCGCCGCCTAGTGATGAAGAGGTTGCAAAGTTTGATGCTGTTGCTGACACTTACAAAGAAGGTTGGCCCAGTGCAGATTTTCCAAATGAAGTTATACTAGACTGTGAACAATATTATATGATCAATGTAGGCGAATTTGTTAAAAAATATACTGGTTTTGATGGCAAAGCAATTTACACCAGAGATGAAACAAGTGTCACCAAAATGAGAAATGATATAAACAAAGAATTATTAACCAGTCGTTTTAAAACATACAACGATATGGCTTGGTATCTACGTAATCCAGTAAAAGACTTGTTAAAATTGTAGAAGATTAAAGAAAGACTAGGAATAAATAATATTATGAAGATGAGCAATTTACTAGATGGCAAAATGCCACAAGCGGCTATTGACGCATTAGCAAAGAAGAACGGCAAAAAGCCTAAGGAAAAAAAGACTGATGATATTAAAGAATCACCAGGTGATATGTTTAATGCATTAGAAGAAATATACGAAACGGCAACAGCAGGTGCTATATGTGCTAGTAGTGTTGCAACTGTTTCAAGTCCGCATCTTGCTATTGGTGATAAGAAAACACGTAAAAAATATGGTACAATGGGTACAAACCCAAATCCACCTAAAGCAAAAATGCAAAAGCCAACTGACAACGCACTAAATATGAAGAACACTTCCGTATTTGGTGGAATATTAAAGAGGAACGCATAATGGATAGAGAAGAATTATTAGACAAAGTATTTGAAGGACACGACGAACCTGCAACAGGATACGAAGGTGATATGCTAGAAAATCAAGTAGCATTTATAAAATTCGCTGTAGACGAAATTCATAATCATGTACACAATGGTGGTACATTTCCTGAATGGTTCCAAAACAAATTTAGTGGTGTTCATGAAAAAATTAAAACTCTCCATGCATATATGGAAGGTGAAAGACAACAACAAAAAGATCGTAAAATGATGGTTTCTATGAAGGATGCCAAAGATGATTATTTTGAGTCATTAGAAAATAAACTTAAAGAAACATTAGATGTATGTAGCGAATGTGGTAATCCAAGTTGGACTACACTAGAAATGACCGACCAGGAAATTGCAGAAGGCGAAAGACACGGCAACAGTAAAATCTATGACAAGTGTTGGAAAGGTTATAGAAAGGTTCCAGGCAAAAAAGCAGGCGAACCAGGTAGTTGTAAAAAGGTAAAATAATGAGTGACCTACATAATATACTACAAAAATTTAATCAACTAGGTATTAAAAATGAAGGTTTAACTGCTGATGTTCCACAAGTACAAGCACCAGCAAATGAAAGTGCTGGAACAGGAACGGACGTTAATACTAACACACATGCAAGAACTGTAAACGAAAGTGTACGTGGTAAACATATACCAGGTATAACAGATGTAAGCAGTAACGATCTAGCCGCACTTGCTGGAGTTAAAGTTTCTAATACTCCGAAACAACCTAGTTTATCGTCAACTAATACAATGTATGCAGATCCGATAGTTCAACAACCAACTAATAGTAATATCGACTACAATGATATAGGTACTCGACTAGATAATATTGAAGCAAAACTTCAAAAAATATTTGAAGCAATTTTGCCGGAAGAAAAACCCGCAGACAAAATTAAAAGACATACATTAGACTTAGATGATTTAGAAAGACAAATACGTAAATCCGGAACGATGGATAAAGACTTCGAAGACGCACTTAAAGCAAGAAGACTGAAAATACAAAAAGATAAAGAGCAAAAACTAGCCGCTGGAATGAGAGAGACAACAAGTGAATCAACAAGTTTGTTTAAAGACTATCTAGCATTTTTGGAAGAGAAAAACTAATGAGATTTGTAGAATTTAAAGAATCATTTGCTGATGTTAAAAAAGGATTAGATAAAGAATTTGGCCACGATAAGCCTGTAGCAACTAAAACTACTGGACAACAAATTCCACAACTATTACAAAGATTAAAAAAATGGATTACAAGTACTCAAGCCGCACTTCAATCTGAGAATAGTGCAGAAATGCAACAGCATGTAAATGCTCTCAAAAAAACTAATCAAGATTTTGAACAAGGTAAAATTCCGCCCGATGAAGCAATGGAAAAATTCATCGAACTACTAGAACTAATAGGTCCAGTAGATAAGATGGCCAAAGCAATAGATATGATGATTCCGATGCTTAATGGAATGAAAGGCATGTCCGGAAAACCAACAGAAGAACGAGACCTGCAAAATACTATTAACGCATTAGAAAAATTCCGCGTAAAAATCAACACTGCTAATTAAATTAATATAAATACTCTTGTATTAACAAGGAGTATAATGGCGTTTCTAGTTCATAACCTACCACCCGTTGAAGTATATGTAAAGAAAGAATATCTTTATGATCATCAGAAGGGACATGGTGAACTTACTCCTGGTATGTGGATATCAATTAGAAGTATACAAGGTAAAGCATTATACTTTGAAACACTACTTCTAGAATACGGCGCACTATACGACAAACTTCCTATCTCAGCATTTGTATGGAAAGAAGACTACGACAAGGATAACCAACTTCCCTTAGACACACTACAGATATGGGACTGCTTTGATTACGACATTACACTAATTAAAAAGCCTATGTTAAGCAACTGCGAGTTTTTTGGCAAGGATCGTAAAATGCACACAGGCGAATATATGTTTACACTGGACACTTGCCACGCACAGAGTTCAACATTAGACACAAACTTTTCAGAACATGATCCAGAACATAAAACATTTAACATTATTAAACTAGACAACGGACAAATAGCCGCACAACCAAACAACAGAGTTGTGTTTACAGACCAAAGTCTAGTTCCAGTAGATAGAAAGACTCCTGACTTTAAAGTATGCACACAGAACTACACTGTAGAAAATACACCCAAATGGAGTGTAGGACACACTGACGAATGGGCCTACAAGGACAAAGGCGAAGGATTAAAAGATTAATCCAATTCCATTAAAAACACTTGACTTCTAGCATAAATCTATATATAATATAATACATAAACAAAAGGAGTAACTTATGAGTTCAAAAGTATTCGGTCCTGAAGAAAAGGCTAAACTTATGCAAGTCATTAACGATGGTGTTAGTGTAAAGCAAGAAGTTCAAGATCTTAGCGAAGGATTAAAAGATACAGTAAAGGCAGTAGCAGAAGAAATAGATGTAAAGCCTGCACTAATTAACAGAGCAATTTCAATTGCACACAAATCAAATTGGCAAGAAGTCTACAGTGATTTTGACGACTTGGAATCAATTATTACAATTACCGGCCGAGACAAGTAGTTTGTTTGAGAAAATTAAACTATTTTGGATTAATAGTTATAAAAGTGATAGGATTGCATTTGCATTTGAACTTATCAGTTTTATATTCACGGTGGCGGCAAGTTTAACTTTGGCAGTTAATGCTAAAGATCCAAACATGCTGATTATATATCCGTTCTTCTTTGTAGGATCGGTAACTCAATGCTACGCGGCTGTACGCAGAGGCGCGGCATGGGTCATGTTACTAACAGGTTACTTTGCTGTTATTAACGTTTTTGGATATGGTATTGCCGCAGGTTGGTATTAATGACACAATATAATCTTAATAATCCCTTAGAAATAAAAATTAAACAACGCATGGACATTCTTCAAGGTTGGATGGAAGAAAATTATCATCTAAAACGTCCGGAAGTTGTATTAGAACATATTCAAACAGTTTCTAAATTTTGGAGTATTCTACAGGAAGAAGATATGGATTATATCGAAGGCTGTAGGTTTGCTATTGAAAACAAAAGCGATTGGAAGACAAAATGAAACTAACTTTAATTGGATATGGATTTGTTGGCAAAGCCATGCACGAAGTACTCAAAGACTACTATGACGTGAAGATTGTAGATCCTCAATATAATAGTAATGTTGTTGACAATGATAGTGATGGATATATAGTCTGTGTTCCGACACCTACTACATGGTCAGGTGCATGTGATATGACTATTGTAGAAACAGTAGTAAAAGCATGTCCAAATGATAAACCTATTTTGATTAAGAGTACAATAAGTCTAGAAGGATGGCGTAAAGGTTTAGAACCACAAGGCAAACAAATTACATTCAGTCCTGAGTTTTTAACTGCGGCAAACGCAAATGAAGATTTTAAAAAACAAACAAAGATGTTGTTTGGTGGTAGTAATAAAGAATTTTGGAATGATGTGTTTATAGAATGTAAAGCATTTGATCCTATATATGCAACTGTAGAAGAATTAATATTAACAAAGTATTTAAGAAATAGTTTTTTAGCAACTAAGGTTGCCTTTTTTAACGAAGTTTATGATTTATGTGAAGCCGCAGGAATAGACTATAATCAAGTTAAAGCATTAGTAGGAGAGGACAAAAGGATTACACATAGTCATATGCACGTTCCAGGTCCAGATGGTGACAGGGGTTTTGGTGGAGCATGTTTTCCAAAAGATACAGAGGCATTACTACACTCTGCAAACGCAGTTGGTGTTTCATTACCTACATTAGAAACTGCTGTACAAAGCAATAAAGAATTAAGGAAAGATAAATGAAGATATTAATATGTGGTCCTGAAGGTAGTGGTAAAACAACACTAGCAAAACCTTTTGCAGAATTGTTAAATGCAATTTATGTTAATAAAGATTCATATAAAAATGAATTACGAGGATACATAGACGGTATAGTTGCCGCAGGTAAACACGTAGTAATAGACAAAAGATGCAATACTAACGAAGCAGTTGAATACTTAGATCCTGACTATATTGTTTGGATGGATACTAAAGCAAATAAAACAGAAAAACCTAGTAGAATTGATTATCATGTAGCAGAATGGTTTCATGATACACATTCACAACTAGGCGATGTTGTAAAACGTTACATGGAAAGAAATAAATGATTTATTACATAGATATTGACGGAACAATTTGTGATCAAGAAAAAGGAAGGCACTATTCTCTTTCTAAACCATATATAGAAAGAATAGAACACTTTAATAAACTACACGACACAGGCAACGAAATACATTATTGGACAGCAAGAGGCATGGAAAGCGGAGTTGATCATTCTGAATTAACTATAGAACAACTTAAAGAATGGGGCGTAAAATATACAAGTGTTAATTTTAAAAAACCTCATTATGATATTTGGATAGATGATAAGGCTCAAAACGTAGATGATTATTTTGAACAAAAAAAACTTGACAATATCAAGGATTAATGTTATATTGTAATACAACTAAGGAGTTTTATGGCAAGATTTGAAGGAATCAACAGAGCATACCAACCAGGTGAAGATCCGCCTACACCAGAAGAAAGACAAGAGAAACTAGACAAATTAATGAAGGACTTTTTGTCCAAGGGAGGCAAAGTAGAAACACTTGCCCCAGGTGCGGCACAAGGCGCAGGTGGATTAGATAGAACACCACATTGGACAGATGCAGAATTAAAGGCAAAATGGAGATTGGAAAATAATATTCCAGATCCTGAAAAGAAAAAAGGCAGAAAAAAGAAGAAGTCAAAGTAATACTGATAAGTAATACTATGAAGGTACAGTCGGCCATAAGCGACACAATTTGGTATTGTCAACCGAAAGTGACAAACAGGAGAAAAGATGAGTTATGTAGATGCCCTATGGGATCGAGACAAAGATATAATTAAAGTCGTCGAGCGAAGTAAAGCAGGCGAACGTGAATTTAGAGAATTCCCCGCAAGATATCAATTCTATTATAAAGACCCACGTGGTAAACAAAAGTCTACTTTAGGAGACTCTGTTAGCAGAGTAGTATGTAAAAGTTGGAAAGAATATCTTAAAGAACAAAAAATTAATAAGCATAAGGGACTTTTTGAAGCAGATGTAAATCCTGTATACAGATTGCTTGAAGAAAACTATTTGGGCCAAGATGCTCCAGAATTACATAAAGCATTCTTTGATATTGAGGTTGACTTTGATCCTGAACGCGGATATAGTTCTCCTGAAGATCCTTTTACTGCAATCACAGCCATATCTGTACATTTACAATGGTTAGACACTCTTGTAACTCTTGCATTGCCGCCAAAAGGCCTAAGCATGGAAGATGCCAAATATGCTGTTAAAGATTTTCCGAATACACACTTATTTGATAACGAAGCAGAAATGCTTGATACTTTCTTAGATATAATTCAAGATGCAGATATTTTAAGTGGCTGGAACAGTGAAGGTTATGATATTCCGTATACTGTTAATAGAATTACTAGAGTACTTTCAAAAGAAGATACAAGGCGTTTTTGTTTGTGGGATCAATATCCTAAGAAACGAAATTATGAAAAGTTTGGTCGAGAACAAGAAACATATGATTTAGTAGGACGTCAGCATTTAGATAGTCTTGAACTATATCGTAAGTATACCTATGAAGAAAGACATACATATAGACTTGATGCTATTGGTGAAATTGAAATAGGCGAAAACAAAACAGTATATGAAGGAACGTTAGATCAATTATATAATAACGACTTCCGAACATTTATTGAATACAACAGACAAGATACTGCACTGTTAGATAAACTAGATCAAAAACTAAAATTTATCGACTTAGCAAATGAACTTGCACATGCAAACACAGTGTTATTGCCGACAACGATGGGTGCTGTTGCTGTTACAGAACAAGCAATTATTAACGAAGCACACAAGCGTGGGTTGGTAGTTCCTAATAGAGTACACAGAGAGCCGGGAAGTGAGCCGGCGGCGGGTGCTTATGTGGCGTATCCTAAAAAAGGACTACATGAATGGATTGGATCAATGGACTTGAATTCACTATATCCATCTGTTATTAGAAGTTTGAATATGGATCCTGCAACAGTTGTAGGACAACTAAAGCCTGAATATACAGAAGAATATGTACGTGACGAAATGACACTACGGAAAAAGTCATTTGCGGCGGCTTGGGAAGGTAAGTTTGGTTCATTAGAATATGAATTTGTAATGGAACAACGTAAAGATAAGCAAATTACTGTTCTTTGGGAAAACGGTGAAAGTGATATCATGAGTGGTTCTGAAGTTTATAGACTTATATTTGAAAGTAATCAACCATGGATGTTAACTGCTAACGGAACTATTCTAACTACAGAGTTTGATGGAGTTATACCAGGATTACTAAAACGCTGGTACAGTGAACGTAAAGAGTTACAGGCTAAAAAGATTAAAGCAATCGAAGCAGGTAATAAAACAGAAGTTGCGTTTTGGGATAAAAGACAACTTGTTAAAAAGATTAACCTAAATAGTTTGTATGGTGCTATTCTTAATCCAGGATGTAGATTCTTTGATCCACGTATTGGACAATCAACTACACTAACAGGTAGAGCGATTGTTAAACATATGAGTGCTAAAGTAAATGAGATTATTACAGGAGAATATGATCATACAGGTAAAGCGATTATATATGGAGATACAGATTCTTGTTATTTTAGTGCATACACAAGTTTACGTCCTGAGATTGATAAAGGCGAAGTTCCATGGGATAAAGATAGCATTATATCATTATATGATCAAATTTGTGATGAAGCAAACAAGTCATTTGGTAAGTTTATGAATGATGCGTTTCATTGTCCTAAATCAAGAAGTAACGATGTTATTGCGGCAGGTAGAGAAGTTGTTGGAGAAAAAGGATTGTTTATTACTAAGAAACGTTATGCAATTCTAATTTATGATAACGAAGGAGAGCGTAAAGATACAGATGGATCTCCAGGTAAAGTAAAAGCAATGGGTCTCGATCTTAAACGTTCTGATACTCCTGTGTTTATGCAAGACTTTTTAAGTGAAGTATTGTTGTCTGTACTAACAGGTGCTACAGAAGAAACTGTCTTAGATATGATTAGTGAGTTTAGAACTAAATTTAAGGCAAGGCCTGGTTGGGAAAAAGGTTCACCCAAACGTGCAAACAATGTTACAGACTATCTTGCTAAACTCAAAAAGCAAGGCAAAGTTAATATGCCCGGACATGTTCGAGCAAGTATTAACTGGAATAGTTTGAAAGATATGAACAGTGACAATTATTCTATGAATATTGTAGATGGAATGAAAGTTATTGTTTGTAAATTAAAACAGAACCCTATGGGATATACTTCGGTTGCATATCCTACAGACGAATTGAGAATACCAACTTGGTTCCAAGAACTTCCATTTGCAGACGAAGAAATGGAAAGTGTTATTATCGATAACAAACTTGGAAACTTATTAGGTGTTTTGGATTGGGATATTAAATCAACCGAACAGAAGAATACATTCAACAATTTATTTGACTTTGAATGAGTTTTAAACTATAATAGTATAAAGGAACGGAGAAAACTATGAAAGACATTTTACAAGACATTGTTGCACATACACATGCACTTGGCTTTCTTAACATTGTTAAGGTCAACGGTGATGATGCACAAACAGGTATTGATAGTATGGCAGAGGATCGCTCTGTGATTCTACAAGCCAACACTAAGACTGCACAGGTTGAAATGAAAGGCACATTTGGTATGCCTAACCTAAATAAACTAGACATTCATTTGAAGTGTCCAGAATACAAAGATGGTGCAAGTATTGAAGTAGTACAAGCAGACAGAAATGGTGCAACTATTCCAGTAGGCATACACTTTGAAAATAAAGCAGGTGATTTTAAGAATGACTATCGTTTTATGAACGCAGACATTATTAATGAAAAACTTAAGACTGTTAAGTTTAAAGGTGCTCAGTGGGAAGTAGAAGTACAGCCTACACTTGGTAACGTACAAAGATTTAAGTTACAAGCAACTGCAAACTCAGAGGAAACTGTGTTTACTGTTATTACAGACGGTGATAACCTTAAGTTTAAGTTCGGTGATGCAAGTACACACGCAGGTGAATTTATTTTTGCAACAGGTATTACAGGATCACTTAAAAACGAATGGGCATGGCCAGTAGCACAAACAATGGCTATTCTTGGATTAGATGGCGATAAGACTATGCGTATCTCTGATCAAGGTGCTATGCAAATTGAAGTAAACAGTGGACTGGCATCATATGAATACATTCTGCCAGCACAATCTAAATAGGAGTTTTATGACAAGTGTTGATATACATGATGATGACAAAACATTTGAAAATGAACAAAGCACAGTAACCATACCCTTAAAGGAATATGACAAGTTGAGAGAAAAACAAAAATATATTACAGATAAAGATATGATTTCTGTAGTAGATAAAATTGAAGAACTTGTTAGAGCCTTAAGGAAACACATAGTAAGGACGGACATTTAATTGAATACTAACCTAACACTCGAACAAAAAGATTACGCAACGTTTCTGCCAGCATTAAGTGGTTTCTATGCTACTTTTATTGGTAAGCAACGTCGTGAAGAATATGTTGACAAAAGTCGTATTCCTTTTCCTAACAACGATATGGAAAGTCTTAACTGGCTAAATCCGCAAAAAGGATTGTTCAACTATCACTGGACTCTATATAGTGCTGGACATGCCGAATTAGATATCAACAAAGATGCGGCCAAAGAACTTATGGTTAGAGAACGTGATCGTGAGAACAGTTGGTTGTTAGGTGACAGTGGTGGTTTCCAAATTGGTAAAGGTGTTTGGGAAGGCGACTGGAAAGATCCTAATTGTCCTAAAGCA